TCGCCTTTAAGCCAACAACAGTTCCGGGAGGATCCCGGAACCGGACGTCCGATAGGTCGCCGTCGACAATCGGGAAACCGTTCCAAGTTTTGGACACGTCAACCTTGTCGAAGACCACGGCAACGTTACCACCATAGCGAAGGATCCCCTCGGCCGCAATATGCGACACCGTTGACGCCCCGACCGAGTAGACAAGCTGGTAGTTCTTTGGCCATGCGGCGGACCGACGATAGGTTTCCATGCGGACCGGGTTTTTCGTATAATCGTAGAATTGCACGTCCGGGAACATGGCGAAAAGGTCCGGGTACATAGTTTCCCAGGACACGTCAGAAGAGCCATCCAAGCGGATCGCCGGAACCATTCCAGCTTTCCGGGCGCGGCGGACGAGCAGGGCGATTTCCCTCATAAGGCGCGCCTTGAACCCTTGGCGGTTCAACATGAGGAAACGTGTCCGGGCAATACGGGCCCGCTTAGCCGCTGGATAGATCATGCGGCCGCTGGAATGGCCCAAACACCATTCCTCACAACCGTCGGCCCAAGCGCACATGTTCCAGCGTCGGGATTCCCAGGCAGGCGCCAAGTAAAGGATCCCGGTGAGGACACCTATCTTTTCGCCTTTCACGGTTTTGGTACTATCTGTCGTGAGAAGATAGTTACACTTCAGATAGACCGGCCGGACGGCCCGGCACGGTGTCAATACCGACAATTCTTTCATTGTGCGGCCTCCATTGTATGTTGCCGAAATGGCGGTTTCGACTGTCGACGTTTGTGGTGCGGTCAATTACGCTTGACCGCCGAGCGGTCTAACGAAAGATATCGTCGAAAATGTCGCCAAGCGAAGGGAAAATCGAACAAAGAAGGGCGAGCGGAATTACAATGCAAAGGGTTTCGAGTACCATGGGCGTCAATCCTGAAACACTTCCTTCATTTCCCGAATAGCGGACGCGTACGTTTCCCTCGACGCAATTGAGGCGTCAGAAGCGGAGGCGGTCAATTCGTACGTGGTCCGCCATGCCCTCTCTGCTCTCCTCTCCGCAATGAACTGAATGTCTTCGGCGAGTAGGGCGATAATCGATTCCCTTGTGTTCTTCATGGCGTACTCCCTTGTGTTGCCGACGTGGTAGCGTCAACGAACCGAAAAACAATGAAGCAAACAATGCGCCAAAGAATCAACCGAGGATTTTCCTGGACATATGACAATGAAGAACGAAAGAGCGACCATTGTGTTGCACAATTTTGTCACAATGTGACGCAAAACGTCATGTCGGCTTCGAAAATCCCCTCTCCCCTCTCCCTATCGGGAGCAGTGCCATACAATGCAATACATGTATTGCACTTTATTGCACCTAAACCCTTGCGCCCTATTGACTAACAGCGGATTGTATATCCGCAGTCTATCGGTAACTACACACAATACCGTAGTTTATAGCGTACTGTGCGCCTTTTGTACAAGTCCTGCCCTGGGCCCAGTACTTGCAGCACCTACCAGGTTGGGTAGGCACCGCAAGATTCGTGCCACGGGCCGGGTGGGGGTGGCGGCGGGGGGTGGGGGGACTCTCACGCGCACATGATATATCATCTGGACTTATATGCGACCCAGGTACCCAGGGTCATTCCGCGACATCGGGGGCCGGAGCCAGCTCCAGAACTCGCCTGGCGCACGCCCTTTGGCGGGCCCGGACCTCGGGAGGGCTGGTCACACCGGCCTTGGAGGCAGCCCAGGCGGCCGCGTACTCCTGCGCGGCCTCGACCAGCCCGGGCGCGGCGCCCACTTGTCCAAGAAAGTCCGCCACATCTGGAGGACGGTCCATGCAAATGGTCCCCTTGCACCGAAGGCGGGGCCGGAAACCGAGGTGTTGGAGCCGCTTGACAAGCTCGGGGCCGTAGTTTGGGAGGCAGTAGACCAGCAGGCGGACCCGATCCAGCTCGGTCCGCACCAACCGCCAGTTATAAGCGCAAAAACAGAGGGTCATTGGCCCATTTCCTCGAAAAACTCGTCCAAATCGGCGATGTCGCGGCTCAGGCGGCCGTGGTCACTGAAGGGGACGGCCACCCGGCTGCGGTCGGTGATCTCCTGGCGGCCGAAAAAGTCCTTCTCGGCTGTCAAAGCACGCCGGGCGAGTTTCTGGACCTCCCACTTCCGGGTCTCGGCCTGGTGGCCCGGGGGTTTGCTCGCGATCTTTCGGATCGAGGGGCCACACCGCAACCACAACTCGCCCGACGCCTGCTCAAACTTCTCCTGTCCGAGCTGGTACAACGCCTCTGCCATGAATTTCTCCCGCTCCCCATCGCTGATGGGGGCGGCCATAGACCTCCCTGGGGTACGTATTGTAGATGGACACCTGCGACTGGCCGTTCCTGGCATGGCTCCCCAAACCAGAGAACTTCAAAAGCGAAGCCCAATTGGCCAGGGAACCCGAGCCAGTCGCTGGGGTGTACATTTTGACGGCTGCGGACGGGGCCCCCGTGTACGTCGGGCAGTCCTACTACATCCAGCAGCGGGTTCGTCAGCATCGTAGGGATGGTCGGAAGCATTTTTCGACCATTCTATATTACCATGTTGCGGACCAAATGTCAAGGTTGCGTCTCGAAGGGATGCTTATCCTTGGTCTTATGCCAGAGGAAAACCGAGCATTGTCGTTGGGAATGGCCCCCGGCAAGGTCTGGGAGCTGAAGTACAACGTTGGAACCAGAAAAACTCAAGCTGGAGCCCCTCGGGCAGCGCGATCCGCGGGCCGTGCGCGCAGACCGGGCCGGGCGGAAGCTGGCGCCGCAGCGTAATAAGGCGATCGGGGCCACGCTCGTCAAGGCCTGGCAGAACGCCCAGTCTGTCGACGACCAGCAGGTCGCCGCTTTTCAACCCACCACCCTCGACGCCCTGGTGGCGGAGGCCCTCCTGAACGGGGAAACGGGCCCGAAGGCCATCGGGTTCTACTGCGGCGTGTCGGCCGAGCGCGTGAAGCGGGTGTTAAGCAATCCCGTTGCAACCGCCTGGATCAGCCGAACCCTCAAATCGCTGTTCACCCACCGGATCGGCATGGTGGACTCGGCCCTGTTTCAGCGCAGCATGACCGGTGATCCGGGCGCGTGCAAACTCATGTACGAGCGACTGGGGCAACTTTCCCAGGACCAGACCATTCGGCACGTCTACAGCGGCGGCGTGAACGTCACCGCTCTTTCAACCGAAGACCTTCGGCGGCTTGTCGCCGAGAAAGGAAGGTTGCTGGATGCCTCCTTCAGGGTTATCGAAGGAGGAGAAGGAAAGGGCACGTTGCAGGAAGTGGCGCAGGGACAATCCGGAGAAGGTTCGCACAATTCGGGCGAACTACCTGACGCGACTACATCGGCTGCGCCGGACACTGGCCGCGTACAAGACACAAACGGGGTGTCAGAGTTGCGGGGAACGGAACCCGGACTTCTTGCATTTTCACCACCTCGATCCGGCGAAAAGGACGATATCGATCGGTTACCACCAGTCTCCGACCAAACGGTTCTGGAATGAACTCTGCCAGTGTTCCGTCCTCTGTTCCTACTGCCACTCCAACTGGCACCGCGCCGAACGTCTCGCGCGCCGACTTGGAGATGTTGTACCAGGCGCAATCAGAACTGGAGCGTCGACGTCGCGCGGCCCCGCTCCTCTTCTACCGAGACATGATGATGAAGCACGCGAAGCAGCGTGCCTTCCACGAAGCGGGTAAGAAGTTCCGCCGCAGGCTTTTTCTGGGTGCGAATCGCAGCGGGAAGTCGTTCGCCTCTATTCACGAGGTCATCGGGCATGTTGTCGGGTACAGGTTTTGGGAGATCCCGAACCTTCGACTGACCAAAGAAGGCGAGCTTCCCCCGCGCGAGGAGGTCCCGCCCGCCTACTGGATAAGGCGGACCGATGGAATTCCTATGCGGGTCCCCAACGTCGGGATGTTCCTGACCGGCCTGCCTCGCGACCGCGGGATCGCGCAGAACCTGTTTCCGGCCCTGATGGCCGCGTTGCCTGAAGCCACGCGCCAGAAGTGCAAAGTCATCAAGGGCGGCGGCGGGACCCCGGTCTATATGGACTTCCCGAACGGCTCACGCCTGATGTGGGCGTCTGCCGAGCAGGAGGATCTGTCGTTCGAGGGGTTCATCCTGGACTACTGCGCTGTCGACGAGCCTATCCGGGCGTCGTTGTACTCCGCGATCTGGGCTCGTCTCACCGACAACTTCGGCGATATATGGTTCACCTTGACGCCGCTGGGGGCGCACAGCGCCTGGATGTACACGGCGTTTTACACGAACCCGCCGCCCGACATGTTTGTAGTCGAGGTTGAGCAAAAGGACAACCCCGGACTCACCGCGGAACAACGGCAGGCTTTCGAAGATAACGGCGAATATTCAGAAAGGGAACGCGCGGCGCGGCTACATGGCCGATTCCAATTTTTAGGTGATAGGGTCTATGACCTGTTTGACCCGTCCGTGCACATTATCCCCTCCTTTCAACCGCCGCGTGAGTGGATTCACGGTCTCTCGGTCGATCCCCATTTGAAGAGGCCGGCCTTCCTCGCCTGGTTCGCCTTCGACCCAACCACCCACACCTACCATTTTTATCGCGAATGGCCGCCCGGTGTTTTTCATAAAATGCGATCCGGGGGGCTCCCCCATGCTGAACTTGCGACCGTAATCCGCAACGCCGAGGGCCGTTGCCCCGCCCCCGTTCGTGTTGTTGACCCGCGGTTCGGGAAGGCCGAGGCCCAGCGATATGGGTTCCGGGAGACTTCTTGGGTTAACGCGATGGCTGAGTACGGCCTGTTCTTCGACGCCACGGTCCCGAACACCGCCACCATCGACTACGGCCACGAGGTCATTAACGACCTGCTGCGATACGACAAGAACTTCCCTGTGGGTCCGGCGAATCGGCCACACCTCTACATTCACGACAACTGTCCCAACATCGCCGAGTCGTTCATGTCCTATGCGTTCTCCAATGTTGAATCGCCCGAACGCGGCCTCTTCACCAAGGTGATGGAGGAGTACAAGGACGCCGCGGATGCGGTCCGGTACGCGGTCCTGTACCCTCTCCCCTGCACGACCGAGGAGAGGAACCGGCTCCAGAGGTTCACTGACGACGACTTGCGGAGAGAGAACGATGGATGATCCCGCGATGGGCAGCCAGTGGATCTGCCAGTTCTACAACCGGATCCTGGGCCAGATCCCGGACCACGGCCGCGTCGTTGAGGTCGGGGTCTGGCTGGGGTGTTCGGTCATCCATCTGGCCAAGCGGATCCAGGAGGATCGCCGGTCGGTACTGGTCTACGCGGTGGACACGTTCACGGGCGCCGACTGCGTGACCGACCAGATGGCCGACTTCATCAAGCTGGCCGGCGGCTCCCTCCTTCCGCAGTTCAAGGCGAACGTCCGGGAGGCCGGGGTCGAGAACATTGTCGTCCCGGTCGAGAGGGCCTCCCCCGGGGCCGCGGACGAGTTTGCTGACGGGACGGTGGATCTCGTATTCCTTGACGCAGATCATACTTATGAAGGAGTGAAGGCCGACCTGGCCGCCTGGTTCCCGAAGGTGAAGTCCGGCGGCATCTTAGCGGGGCACGACCTCTGCGGAAACTATCCAGGGGTCTGGAGGGCGCTCGAGGAGATCAACCTGGGGTACGTAGAAGAGGGAGGCTCAGTCTGGAGCCTGAAAAAACCATGAAGCGAACACTGTACGGACTTGCGATCGTTGGCGCCCTGGCCCTTCCGGCCTGCTCGGCGCTGGACCGGCAGAACATGACCGACCTGCTCGGGCAGTACGCGGGGGCGACCCCGACGAGCCAGAACGCGGACGGGTCCCAGAACTACTTGATGTCCGGGGTGGCCAAGAAGGTCGCCCTGGACGTCATCTCCAAGGGGGGCGATCCCCTCGGGATCATCATGTACATCGGCGGGGCCATCGGCGTGGTCCTGTCGGGCTGGCTCGGGGGCAAGTACCTCATCAAGAAGACGGTGACCACGGCGCAGGTTGCGGAGTCGCAGGGCGAGGTGGACGCCACGGAGAAGGGCAAGGAGTAAGGAAATGTCACAGGACATCGTTGGCGAGTTGGAGAACCTTCGGTACGACCTGGCCCCGAAGGAGGGAAACTACCTCGACATCGGGCCGATCGACATCGGGTCGCTCTACTCGGAGGTCTGTCTCGTCTCGGAGCCCGGGTCGGGCTACCACTACCACATCACGGATCTCCTGGTCGCGAACGCCTACAGCGACATCATGAGGGTCCAGCTCTACCAGTTCACCGCTGTCAGCGCGGCGAGTTCTGTCGCCAACCTCAAGCTCAACCTCTGTGTCGCCCCCTTCGACACGAAGCACGTCCAGTTCGCAGGCGACGGCCTGAAGCTGAAGACGAACCGCGGGCTGTCGGCCGGCGTGACCGTGGCTGCGGGCGCCAAGATCATGGTCCGCGGCTACAAGGAAGCCGACTGATGGGCGACGTTGACACCGCGAAGCAGATTCAGGCCCTGCGGCTGGATCTGACGCCCGCCGAAGGCAACGCCTTCCGAGCCAACTGTCCGGTCGTGTTCGTCGCGGACAAGACCACGGAGTTGGTGGTCACGGCCCTGGGGTACTACGAGGGCAATTGACGCGCAAGCAGTTCGCCAACAAGTTCCGCGCCCGGCGCGCAAAGATCGGGGCCATGGTCCTCTGTCACCGGAGGCCATGGCTCCTTCCTCTGATCGCGCGCCAGTGCCGGACCATCTGGCCCGACTCGATCGTCCAGTTCACCCTCGACCGCCCGTCGGCCGAGGTCATCGAGGCGGCCCAGGAGGCGCGCCGGTGGCACGAGAACCTGGAGATCTTCGAGGCCCCCTTCCCGCCCATCGGCGAGAAGGAGAACTGGATGGCGTTGCGGAACTGGCAGCTCGAGCAGATGGAGCCGCGGGGCCCCGAGTTCTGCATGATCTGGGACGACGACCACATCTTCGAGCGGCCGATGGACGCGGACGTGTACATGAAGGCCGGGTACGACCTCGTCTACACCCGCAAACTTTTTTTCTGGAACCAGACCAACATGGTGAACATCGGGTTGTTCGAGCACAACTCGGTGTCGTTCTTCCGGCTCATCAAGGGAGATCGTTTCCCTCTCGACCGAATCATCCACGCGCCCGCGGGCATCCATGACAACCCCCTCGCCAAGAAGGCCCAGATGAACTCCCGCCTCCTGGATGTTGGGTACCTCTACCCGGAGGACCGTGAGCGCGTTTTCAACATGTACGCGAAGGCCGGAAAGCTCGACGCGGCCACCATGCCCCTCATGGAGGAGCCGATCCTCGAACAGTACAAGGCCGGGCAGAGTCGCGAGCCGGGCTGGTACGGGGCAATGCGGGACACAATGAAGAAGGTTCAACGTGAGCGTCCTACGAGAAAATCCGCTTAACATCTCGAACTTCGACTCCCGCATCACGAAGGAGGTCGAGGACAAGGTCAAGGAGCTGTACGCCCGCGTCGAGGAGGGCGACAACGCCCGGCAGGAGTGGGTTGGGAAGCAGGAGAAACTGATCCGGCAGCGCAAGGGGATCCGGCGGACGAAGGTCTTCCCCTGGCCCGGGGCGAACAACCATTCCTGGCCGGTCACCGACGGTACGATCCGGCGCTGGAAGCCGGGGATCGTGGCCCTCGTCATGCAGGCCGACCCGGTCTGCTACTTCTTCCCCCAGAATCAGAAGGCCATGGCCGCCCAGCCGACCGCCCAGGCCTACTACCACTGGAGGTTCCACGACATCCCGGGGGTCGAGGAGACGGCCCTGGAGCTGGTGGACTACATCGGCCAGCACGGGATGGCGTTCACGCGGCAAGGGTGGGAGTACAAGACGGAGCGGCAGTGCCGGATCGTACGGGTTGAGACCCTCTTCCCGAACGGCGTCCAGGCCACCGTCGACGCTTACAACCAGCAGGCGGCCCAGATCGGGGCCCAGGTGCAGGCCGCCATCCAGGCGGGCCAGGCGCCGCCCGAGGCCGCGCAGCAGGTGCCGCCCCAGATGTCGCCGGCCGAGTTCGTGGCGAAGACGCTCGAAGACGAATATGTCGTCAAGAGCGACAACCCCATGGAGGCTGGGCAGATCCTGGAGGCCACCCAGGCGATCCTCCAGGGTGCGCAGGTCGTCCGGCTGTACTACTCGCTGATCCGGGCGGACCGGCCCGGGTGGCAGGTGTTCAACCCCCTTGACGTCATCCTGCCCCCGAGGTGCCCGACGGGCGAGATCGCGGACGCCTCCTACATCGGGCTCATCCACCGGCTGTCGTCGGACGACGTCCTGCGGATGGCGCGCGACGGTTGGTTCGACCCCACCGCGGCCCAGAAGGTCGCCGACGGGCTGAAGAACAAGTCGGCGAACAGCGGCGAGATGCAGTCCGGGATCGGGGCGCGCACGGGCGCCTGGCGGTCCGCGGTCGAGAACGCCCTGGATGCGGCCGACGGGATCACCGCGGCGACTGAAGACGAGCCCACCGTCGACGTCTTCCTCGAGATGTATGCGAAGCTCGACCTCGACGGGGACGGGATCCTCGAGAAGCACCACCTCTGGTATCACCCTTCGACGCACACCGTCCTGGCCCTGCACCCCTACGCCAACCCGTTCTTCGAGTGGCCGCTGACCCTCTTCCAGTTCGAGCACACATCGAACCGGCTGTACTCGGCCCGCGGGATCGCCGAACTTCTGTCGACGTTCCAGGCGCAGGTCAACAAGATTCACAACGCGCGGCTCGACGCGATCCAGATCGTCCTGGCGCCGATGTTCCAGATGAGGGCGACCGCCGGGACCATCCCACCGAACATCAAGTTCACCCCGGGGGCCATCATCCCTGTTCAGTCGGTGGGCGACATCCAGCCCCTTCAGATGGACGTGAGCGGGCTCATCCAGTCGCTGAACGAAGAGAACTACGTGCGCGGGATGGCCGAACAGTACGTCGGCCTCTTCGACCCGTCGGTGATGGCGGAGAACGCCCCCGAGCGCCGGACCGCGACCGAAGTCAACGCCGTGCAGAGCGTGACGCAGTCGGTCTACGGCCAGGACGCGGCCCTCTTCCAGTCGGCGATGTCGAAGGTCCACCGGCAACTCTGGCTCCTCGAACTCGAGTTCGGGCCCCAGGAGCTGGTCTTCCGGGTGACCGGCGAGGAGATGCCCAAACTCGCTAAGAAGTCGGAGATCTCCTACGACTACGACCTGGTCCCGTCGGGGACCCCCGCGAACACGTCGAAGCAGCTCGCGATGGCGCGGGCGCGTGAGGCCCTCCAGATCTTCTGGCCGGACCAGACCGGGACCATCAACAAGAACGCCCTCGCCAAGTATTACTTCGACGTGTTGGACCGGAACATGAGTCGGTTGATGGTGAGGACGCCCGAGCAGGCCGCCCTGATCCAGCAGATGATGCAGGTCGTGGCCCAGGGCGGGCAGCAACCCCAGTCGATGTAAGGAACGCCGCATGACCTATCGGAAATTACCTTTCGAGTTGGAACTGGAGGCCCTCCTTCAGCAGGGCGAGGCGAAGATGATCGAGACGCGCGGGGACGCGTTCCTCGAAACCGCCTCCACCACCGGGTTCCAGCTCGTAACTGCTCTTCTCCGGGACCTGGAGCGACTTGCCATGCACTCGCTCCGCACCGGCACCGGGCGCAACCCGGACCGCGTCCTGGGGAGGATCGAGGCCATCGAAGAAATCCGTCGCTCTCTGGTCGCGCTCTTACCCGACGCCCAGAAGGCAAACGTAGATTGGTTCGATTCCGAGGAAGACGATCTTCCCGTGAACCAGTCGCGCGACAAGCAGCTCGGGTGAAATAGAGAATCCCATGCCCAGCGACCCCGGCACCTTGTTCCCCTCGATCGACGGCGACAGCCCCGGCACCGAGCCCGCCCGCGCCGATGTCACTGGCCAGGTCCTTCCGGACCTTGCTGAGTCGAGCATCGCGGCGGGCCAGTCGAACAGCATCAGCCACGTCGACATGCTCGGCGGGGGCCAGGTCGAAGGCGCCGAACCCGGCAAGCAGCTCGTGGCCGGCGGCGAGATCGATCCCCCGGCCCAGCGCAAGGGGGGCCGCACGGCTGCCGACCGGATCGCGCAGCTCACGAAGAAATACCGGCAGGAGCAGGACGGCCGCAGCCAGCTCGAGGTGCAGCTCTCCCAGCTCGTGTCGCGACTCGAAGACCAATCGAAACTCATTACCCAGCTATCGTCTCGCTCCCCTGCCGCCCACGGTAAACCCGACAACTCCGCCGGAGACCCCTCGGGGCTCGGCGACTTGGGGGGGGATGCGCCAAAGAACGCCCCGGCGAGCGACATCGCCGCTGTCGTCCAACAGGCCCTGGTGAACTACGACCAGCAGAGGCAGTACGCGGAAGCTCAGAAGGTCGCCCAGACCAACATGCACATCGCGTCCTTCAAGGAAGCGTGCGAAGAGTTCCCGGAACTGGCGGACGCGCGAACGAGCGCCAACCGTCTGTTCCTCCAGCTCTACAACACGTCCCCCTTGCGCGCCCTTCCGGACGCCCCGTACCAGATCGCCTTGCAGGTCCGTGGCATCTTGGCCGACGAGGCCTCCAACCCCCGGGTCAACCCCGCGGAGGTGGATGCGCGTAAGCGCGGCGCCTCGATCGTTCCGTCGCGTTCTTTGTCAACTCCAACCCCAGAGGTGGCCGGCACGCAGAGGGTGCAGCTCGAGAAGGAGCTTGGAAAGATCAACGACCAGATGAAGGCCGGATCCCAGGATCCTCGACTCTACATCCAGTGGCGGAAGCTCAGGTCAGCTCTCCAGCAAAACAAGTAAACCATGATCAACACGTGGCAGGAATTCACTGCTTCCGGACGCCCCCAGGGGGGCTCCATCCCGGAGGATCTCCGCGACTTCGTGGAGAACGTCAGCCCGATCGACCGGCCGGCTCTGGCCCTCTTCCGCCGGACGAAGGTCAACACGACCTTCATCGAGTGGCTCGAGGACTCCCTCCCGTCCAGGGCGTACAACGCCTGGATCGAAGGTGTCGACGCCACCGACCTGTCCCTCGGGATGCCGACCCGGTCGTACACGCACGTTCAGACGTTCGCGCGGTGGGGCAAGGCCTCCGACGAGCAGAGGGCCGTGGACCACAAGGGGTTCTCGGACACCCTCCTCTACAAGGAGAACCAGGCCATCCAGGCGACCCTGAACGACATCGAGCACGCCATCCACCGCCAGTCGGCGGCCACGGGCTCGACGGCGGCGGCCAGGAAGCTGAACGGCCTCCTCAACATCTTCTCCACGAACTTCACGGCCTCCTCGGGCACGACGTTCACGGAGTCGGTGTGGGGCGACCTCGTCCAGCTCTTCCGCGACAACACGGACGTGAAGCCGACTGTCTGCTTCGTCAACTCGTACCTGAAGCGGACCATCTCGCAGTTCGACACGAAGCTCACTCGGAACGTCGGTGCGGCCGAGAAGATCCAGTACAACGTGATCGAGCGGCACGTCTCCGACTTCGGGGACATCAACATCTTCCATTCGAGGGACCAGCTCTCGGCGGCGTCCAAGACGACCTACGGGAACTCGATCGTCCTCCTCGACCCGGCCTACTTCGAGACCGGGTGGCTCCAGCCCCTCATGAGCGAGGTGCTCGCGCGGGCTGGTCTGTCGACCCAGTTCCAGATCAGCGCGATGCTGACCTTGCTCTACCGGACCGAGAAGGCCGGTGGGGGCGGGACGGGATACGTGTCATATATTTCCTGACAGAATAAGGACTTATGGATCTTCGGTGGTTGGCCGGTTTCTTCGATGGTGAAGGGTGTGTGATCCTGGCGTCCTCTAACGGCGGCAGACTTTACTACCCCCGGCTTACCCTTGCGCAGAAAGATAGGTCCATTCTTCAAGCGGTGCAAAGCAAATTCGGCGGGCATCTTCATACGCGGGGATGCCCGCCGTGTTCTCTTCTTACCTGGCACGGCCCCTCAGCATTGGCTCTGGCCGAGAAATTGGTTCGCGTATGCCTATGCAAACGCGCGCAGCTCGTCACATTGCTCGAGTCGGCCAAGGTATCGGCGCACTGGCGTGAGCAGTTCTACCGCATACTTTGTGCCCAAAAGCGCGAGATCATTTCTCAAGAGGTAGCATGAAGAAACGCTCCTGGAAGCATGAAATTGCTCGCTTTGATGTGCATTCCAAAACAGGGAAAGAGCAATTTCTTTCAGAGGTAGCTCGAGCCTACGAAACATTGTACCCGAACAAGGCCGACTACTTCAAGCAGTCGCTCCGCGAACTTCGGAACGTGACGACCGACGGCTACTCCGCCGGCCGCGCGGGCCAGATGGAGTGTTCGATTCGTGTTCCTACAGAACTTTGGTTGTTCATTCAACGTTGGATCCCGGATTTCGGAAAGGACAGTTCCGACATCCAGCTCCTCTCGAGGGTTTGGTGCGACCTCGTCCGAGCCAAGAAGGATCGTCGCCGCTGCACCCGGTTGGTAGTTTCGGAGGTTTTTCCGCGTGTCTCAAAGTCTCGCCCGGTCAGTGAGAAGGCAGAGGGAGCTGGAGCAGCGGAAGTTGGATCGGAAGGCGCAGCGGAAGGGGGCCCCGCCCCCGGCCCTGCCGACGATGGTGAAGACGGAACCCGGAAAGACGGTGCCGGTCTCGGTGGTGATGATCGTGAAGGACTGCGCGGCGTCATTGCAGAAGACGCTGGAGTCCCTCCGGTCGAACTTCCTCAGGCCGACTGACGAACTGCTCCTCGTGGATACCGGAAGTGTCGAGAGAGACACCCTGGCTGTCGCGAGCCTGTTCGGCGCCCGCGTCATCGAGCGGCCCGACCTGGCCGTCGACTTCCGGCCCTACGTCGAGAAGTGGCTCCCGGACTTCCTCGAGGCCTTCGACAAGTCGAGCCTCGCGGACGGGTGCATCATCGACTTCGCCGCGGCGCGCCAGGTGGCCGCCGATGCCGCGAAGAACGATGTCCAGTTCTGGATCGACTCCGACGACATCCTCCAGGAAAAGAATCCCGGCCAGGTCCGGGCCATGATCGACCAGATTTTCACGAGCGACAAGGCCGACGCCATGTTCATGGAGTACGTCTACTCCACGGACGAGCGCGACGGCCTGACCACCACGACCCTGAAGCGCGAGCGCGCCTACGACCGCCGGGCCTACCGGTGGGTCGGGCGCTGCCACGAGACCGCGATCCCGCCGGATGGCGTGCCGGTCCGCGGCGCCGCCTTCTTCCAGGACCTGCCCTCCGCAATCGTCCACATCAAGGAGCGGACCCCGTTCCCCAACTCCTCGGATATCCGCAACTACATCATCCTGCGGAAGGAGATCGAGGACTGCAAGGCGGCGGGCAAGGGGCTCGATCCCCGAACCCTCTTCTACCTCGGAAACGCAGCGCGCGGGCTGAAGTTGCACGGCGAGGCCGTCCAGATCTACCGCGACTTCATCCCCGTCTCCGGCAGCCGGGACGACCGGTACGCTGCCGAGTACTACATCGGGGTCATGTTCCTGCACGAGTCGGTGAAGCGCCCGGTCGACGCCATCGACTCCTTCCTGCGGTGCCTGAAGCTGAAGCCGGAGGACCCCCGGACCCCGTTCGGGCTGGCCCGGGCGTACTTCCTGCTCGGAAAGTACGCGGAGGCGCGGCACTGGTTCAAGGTCGGCCGGATGCTGCCGGAGCCGAAGGAGTCCCTACACTCCTATGATCCGACGCACATCTCGGCCCTGCCCCTCCAGATCGAGGCCCTGTCCTGCGAGAAGCAGGGGGACGAAGAGGGGGCAGCCCAGGCCGTCGACGCCCTCATCCAGGCGCGGCCGAACCACCCCGAGACCGAGACCCTGAAGAAGTACATCGGCAACTGGATCGCCGGGCGGCGCCTGGTCGATTCGGTGCGCCGGGTGGTCGCCAACTCGAAGACCGACAACCCGCACGCTCGGGTCGAGATCGGGCAGCAGGTCATCGCCAACATGGCCGCGGTACCCCCGGAGCTGGAGGACCTGGGCCTGGCGAAGCTCGCCTGCCCCGACCCCCGGACCGAGGGGCGGCCCCTCACCATCTTCTGCGGCAAAGCCATCGAGGCCTGGGGCCCCCAGTCGGGCGCCGCCGGGATCGGGGGCAGCGAGAAGGCCGTCATCCAAATGGCCCCGCGGCTCCAGAAGCGCGGGTTCCGGGTCACGGTCTACGCCAACGTCCCCGCCGGCCAGCGCGGGGTCGACCCGGCCACCGGGGTGCGCTGGGAACACTTCGGCGCCATGCACCGCAACAACCCCGTCGGCATCCTGATCGGGTGGCGGTCGCCGGCCATGCTGGAGATGGCGGTGCCGGCCGAGAAGCGGATCCTCTGGTGTCATGACGTGCAGCGGCCCGAGGAGTGGACGGCCCCCCGGGTCGCCCTGGCCAACGAGGTCTGGGTCCTGTCCGAGTTCCACGCGACGACGCTCGGGCCCGCCCGGGCGCGGCTCGGGGACAAGGTCGTCATCACCCGGAACGGGATCGACGCGGCCCTCTATCGAAAGCATTTTGGTTGCACCCGCAACGAGAAAAAGGTGGTTTTTGCATCCAGCCCGGACCGTGGGGTGAAGTCGGCGATCGACCTGTTCCAGGCGGCCGACGTCGCGGGCAGCGAGCTGCACGTCTTCTACGGGTTCAACAAGATGTACCTGGACTCCGCGGCCGCCTGCGAGTACCGGCACATCCCCGACATCCAGCGCGACGGGTCGCTGTACGACTACATGCAGACCGTCCTGACCATGGCGGACAAGGACGACCGGATCCACTGGCGCGGGCGGGTCGGCTGGGAGGAGCTGGCGCAGGAGATGTGCAGCGCGGGCGCCTGGCTCTACCCCTGCAAGTTCCCCGAGATCTCCTGCATGGCGGCCATGGAGGCGCAGGCTGCCGGGCTCATCCCGGTCTGCAACGACTTCGCGGCCCTCGCGGAGACGGTGCCGCTCGGCGTGCGGCAGCAACCGAACCCCGAGACGCTGCGAATGGTGCTCCAGGGATGGGATCCCCAGTACCGACTCGACCTGCACAACAACGCCTGTGACCGATTCGATTATGAGGCCCTCGCAGACGAGTGGGCTCAAAGGCTGAAGTGAGAGACACGATGCGGCCGGGGGCAGGAAGCGGCGCCTGCCCCCGGCTCGCGATTGGAGAATAGACATGCCCGGAGCGAGACGAGACGCCTTCAACTACGTGTACGACGCGGACACCGACGCCTGGCGCCCGCAGCCGTACTCCACCCCGTCGGCGGGCACCACCACGGCCACCGGGTCCACCACCTCGATCCTGAGCTACTCCTTCGACAGCGCCGCCTCTCTCTGGAAGCCCACCCCGTTCTCCGCGGCTGCGGCGGCCGGGGGCGGCGACACCAACGTCAAGACGATCGTTACGCCGCTCATTGCCATCACGACGGTGTCGGCGCAGACACGAAGTATTTCCAGCGAACTCGACACCACCAACTACCAGCGGCTCATGGTTTTTCTCGACCATGCGCCGTTGACGACGAGTGTACCTGTCGCCGGAACCGAGTACACAATTGAAGGAAGTGCCAAACTCACCGGTAATGCGGACTGGCGCGCCCTGGCAACCTTCCGGTCCGGCGTACTTGCGGCGGTGGCCGCAACGGTGACGGACACAATGCCGGGGGGCACCAATATCATCCCGTTTGCCGCCACTCCTGCATATACCAGCACGGATCGAATTTTCTTCCAGAACATTGTTTTGGCCAACTCCGAATGGGCCGAGGTCTACCATGTTACGACAGATGCGTCGTTGGAACTGGTCGATAACCTCACCAACACACAGGCCTCCAGCGTCATCTACAATAGGTGCGAAGAGTTTGTGGCGACGATCAACGTGGCGGAGCTAAAACGGGTTCGTTGTGTGTGCAACAACGGCCTCCACGTCAACAGTTATTTATTGGCCTGGCAGGTTCAGGCGATGGCTGGGACCTTCTGATGCGCCGAGGCCGGTGGCGAACGCCGACGGAGAAGCCCCTCCCGGGCTGTCGAGTGGACTGGGGACATCCCTTGTCCAAGGGACTGATTGCGGCTTTTCTTTTCAACGAGGCCGGGTCTCGCGCCAACAGCATTGGGTCCATTCCCAATCTCTATGCTACAGTGGGGCCAAACACATTCATCAGTCCCAGGCGCACGAAGGTATCTATCGTGGACACCGGGAGCATGCCCGATTGGTCTCAATTAGGCGGGCTGGTTGTACCCGCCGGCCCGTCTCACGCCTCCCGGATTGTTCCTCTGAATCGTTCGATCTACATGGCGAACAAACAGCCATGGACCTTTATTTGTCACGCCCAACAGATCACATATCCAGGTGGCGCGTACTCCGAGACACTTCTCGGCTCGCGCACAAAGCTCGCACTTATCACACTGAAAGAGTTCTTTTTCTTTCCGGATAAATGGGTATCAATTCGGTATGCCACCACGGCGACGGTCGATTCCTGTGTCTCCCATCACCGGGCCTGGGTATGGAACAACGACTCGTATCCTTATTTCTATGTGGACGGCAGGTTTTCAATCTGGAACGGGGGCGGATCCGATGATTACGCTCTTACCATCGACAATCTCATTGGGTGTGAGGCGTGGGTAGATTATACGTTCGCTGGCTGGCTTCAGTACGTGTTTATTTGGGATAGAGCCCTTTCTCCGGCCGAGATCTGGCAACATTCCCAAGAACCCTATTGCATGGTGCAAAGTGTATAACAAAGGAATCGTCTACTTCGTCGTTGTCGATACGGATGGCTCCCAGACTTTCCTCGACCGGTCCGCGGCCGACCAGGCGTTCAACGTTGTCGTGGACAAGGGCGAGAAGATCCTCGTCAAGTGCGAGGTCATTCGCAAGAAGGTGCAGGTCGTGACCGAGACGGAGGTGAAGTGATGGGCTGGCTTCAGAGTTTGTTCGGGACGGAGCTGGCCAAGCAGGTGGTCCCGCCCGCCCCGCCGAAGCCTCCGCCCGGGTGCGCGCACGAGTGGGTCACCATTCCGTCGCGCAACCGGTACGTGCGGACCTGCCCCAAGTGCGGCGCCATGCAGTTCACGTCCGTCCCTTTTGAGAAGCTGGAGAAGAAATGAACCTCGCCAACCTGCGCACAGAAGCCCAGCGGATCGCGGGCCGGGTCGACCCGGACTTCAATTCCCGCACCCGCAGGTGGCTGAACGAGGCCCAAGAGAGGTGGGCCCTCGCGATCCCCTGGCCGACCCTCCTGCGGACGGAGACGTTCTCCTGCCGCGGGACCCAGAACCTGGTCCTTCCCCAACGGGTCAAGGTCGTGAACTGGGTCGGGGACCGGACGGGGAAGCGGTCTCTCCTGGTCCGCGACGGCTGGGAGAAGGACTTCCCGGAAGCCTACATGTCCGAGACGGCGGGGGCCCCCTGCCTGGTCCGGGAACTCGGGGTGACGCCGGTCACCTCGCAGCCGGCCACCCCCGGTCTCCTGTCTGTCAAGACCGACAGCAGCGACGTCTTCGGCGTCTACCTCGGAGGGTTGTGCCAGGACACGACCGCCTCCGGGACCCCGGACCTCTACTTCTTCGACGAGGAGAAAATCGACGTCACCAGCTCGGCGGCCACGGCCGGCGTGAAGCTGTTCGTCCGGATCGAGGTCGTAGGCAAGGACGACTTCACCCCGTCGGACGTGGTCATCCGGGACGCGGCCTCCAACATCATCGCCCGCATCCCGGCGCACGCCTACACGGCCGAGTACCGGCAGATCGAGTTCCTCTACGTCCCGGCGGCCGGTGACGAGGTGGACGTCAACTACGTCCAGGCGCCCGCCCCATTGATTGAGGAGTACCAGGTCCCGCACCCGTCTATCAAAACTGAGTACCTGATCTGGTACGCGGCGGCCATGCTGCACTCGGCGCAGGGGCAGATGGAGCAGGCGGCAGAGAAGCGGTCGATCGCCCAAGATTGGCTTCAGGCGCAGATCTATCGGGAGCGAGCGTTCGGTGAGAAGAGCTACCAGGGCCGCCCTGACCAGAACTACTGGGGCGCTGAGGACCAGGACGAGGTGTAATCATGCTGCCGCAGAGGCACATGCCCGATCCCGTGTACGCCGGAACCATGTCGGCACACGAGGGTATTAACGCGAAGCAACGCCCCTGGATGCTGTCCGACAACCAGGTTGCCATGGTCCTCGGCCTCGACATCTCGGTGATGGGGGCCGCCAAACTGTTACACGGGGTAGTCGGATTTGGTAAGGTAGACAGTTATCCTTGGGGGTTTGGTAAGAACTACATTTCGGCGGACCACGAGGATCACCTCTACATCCCGAACACGTCCGGTATTTTCCGTTTGACCAACAGCGGGGCTCTGGACGGGATCTACTCCTCTCCATCCCTGGCGTCCAACATGTACCAAGCGGTAGAGGGGACGTACCTCGCCAACCCGACCCTCTTCTTCGTCCCGACCATTCCGTCGGCGGACGCGACCTCGCCGTTCTTCGTGGTCAGCCAGGCCGAGGTCGGGTCCGCCCACATGGTGGCCAACCCAACGTGCGGCGCCTTCTTTCAGAATCGCCTATGGCTCGGCGGGGCGAACTCGACCATCCGGTTCTCGGACCTCGCGGACCCGCTCACGTTCACCGCGGGCAATTCGTTCCAGTTTGAACTGGGGATCGGCGGCGACCAGATCACCGGGATCGTGCCGGTGGCCGCGAACACGCCGGCCCTACTGCTATTCAAGCAGCGGTCGATTTCGGTCTTCCAGCCGTACTGGGGAGACAGTTCCAGTCTGATCCCCATTGCCTCCGACCAGCTCGACACCATCAAGTCGTCGATCATCGTCATCTCCAGCACGGTAGGTTGTGTGGCCCCCTTCTCCATTCAGAACACGCCGGGGGCCCCCGAGGGCGACATCTACTTCCTGGCGGCCGACGGGGTGCGCGCCATCACGCGGTCCAAGTTCGACGCGATCCAGGGAGTCTCGAAACCGATCAGCGACCCAATCAAGCCAATTATGGACCGGCTGAACTGGGACGAGGCCTACCGCTGCGTCTCGGCCTATTGGGATGCGAAATATTACCTGGCCGTTCCTCTCGACAGTTCGGGGGATAATAGCCATATTTTAATTTTTGACACGATCAATAGCGCCTGGTCCATTGTGCCGTGGATGCCGGGGTACCTTCTCACGGCCAACACATTCAGCCCGAGGCCCGAACTATGGATGTCCTATAACACCGTTACGATCGACAGCACGGTGACGGGGCTCGCGTCGGGCTACCATATGTTCAAATGTTTTTCGGGAGAGTATCAGGCGCCGAACAATTTGCCACCGTACTGGCGCCTGGACACCAAGGGGTTCTACTTTGGCGACCTAACAATCAAAAAGGTCTGGGACCGTGTGGCTATCACGCTGTCAAACGAGGCGGACTACACGGGCGTCTACTCGCTCTGCTACAACATCGACCAGACCGGGTGGGTTACCTTGGCCACCTGCGTCGTCGGGGACATCCAGTCGGCGATCGTGGTCCTTGGCGAGACCCCGCTACCATGGGGCCGCCTGACCGGCTTCATCAAGACGTTCAAGTACAGTCTCGCCGACGCCCCGCCGGGGGTGGAGATCCAGCTCCGCATGGCCTCGACCAGCGACCTGTCGGTGCCGGTGATCTTCAGCCTGATGGTTGGGGCGCGTCCCCTCGTCAACGAGTTTGATAACGAGATCGGATAATGGCTCTGCAATTTAATCAAGGCACGCCTCTCCCGCAAGACGGGACCACCGTCGACCCCTCCACTTTCCTGGAGGCCTGGATCGCCGGCACCGACGTCTGGAACTTCGACCTCGGCGCCTTCACCAATTCGGACCTACAATTGGTCTATTCAGCTACCGACGCCCCCGCCACCTCCATGCGAACGGCCGGAATGCTGTGGTTCCAGCGCGGGGACGGGCGCCTGTACCTCTGGGACGTGGTCGACCCGAGTAGTTCATACTACTCGGGCCTGCGCGGGTGGATCGCCCTCTCGGACCGGCGCGAACTCTGGGTCAACGCGGTCCTCAGTCCGGTCGTCCTCGGAAGCCCCCTCTCGCCGCAGATCGAGCCGGGTGCGTCCAGCGTCAACCAGACAATGATCCTGACCAACGAACCGATCACCTGGTCGCCCAACGGGAACCCAATAACCAGCATGGGGTACCGCCCGATCTGGTCAATGTGGCCTTGGGACAATGCCTCCCTGGTCAACACCTTCACCCCCTACCCATCGATCATGTTGTGCGTGGCCCTCGACAGCGCCACCACGGTGGCCCCCTTCCGGGCAGTCGAGCACGGGTTCTGCACGGTCTACATGACCAGTGGCGAGTCCGGTACCGGCGGGTTCCTGAAGCTCGTGGCCGCCCAGTCGGGCGTTACCTGCATCGATGGGTTCACCCAGCAGATGACAATCCAGTCGGGGATCAGCGGCGGGATCGCGTTCGGGTTCCTGTGCGACTCCGCGGAGTCCATGGCGGACACGAGACTGCGATCGGCGTTCCTTTTCCAATGTCCAATGATCGGGGCCTCTCCGGGGGTGTAACATGAGAATCACGCCAGGATACACGTTCGGCACCAACGAAGTCCCCACCCGGGCCAAGCTCGAGAACTCCCTGTTGGGGATCACCCTTACCGGGCTGTCAGCCTCCCAGTTCCCGACGGACGTGCGCGGCCTCATCATTACCGCGACCAGCACTCCGTCGATGGTCGCCGAGGGACTACTGTGGCGGGACGGGATCGGCGCCCTCTGGGTGAACAGTCGGTGGGGGCCGGTGAAGATGTTCCGGGCGAACTGGGGAGGCTGGGAAACGCGGCGTGTCACGGTGGGCGCTCTTAGCGGCACCCTGCCGCAACCGGTGGGCGCCGGCTACGGCCGCGTCTACAACCCCGGTGTCGGAGACACCGTGGCCTCCAACGTCATCTTTCAGAACATGCTCACTGTCGGAGCCCCCTACCACCACTTCTTCCCGCTGGACACCCCGGTCTCCGGCAACTACTGCCGCCTCCTGGGCCGCGGCGCGAACATCGTCTACCACAGCTCGGCCCGCGCGGCCACGGCGATCGACGAGATCGGCGAGTTCCAGGCGGGGGCCACCGGCGTCAACAACCTGGCCTTCCCGTGCGCGGCTAACGCCTACCGGATTGGCCTCCTCTTCAAAGCCGCGGCCCGCACGGCCAAGTCGACGTCGGTGCGGTGGACGCCCGGCCTGGCGTACATGTTGGAGTAGATATGAGACTTTCCCCCGGCGTCACACTCGCGACCGGAGACGTGGTCACGGCGACCACGTTGTATGACCTGGTAGGGTCGGCGTACTGCTCCGCCATCACCACGATGTCGGACTTCGACACGACGCAGCTCTACGAGATCGCGACCCAGTCCGAAGCTCCAACGCCCAAGGGCCCGGGCGCGCTATGGTACGACCAGACCAGCCAGCTCATGAAGCTCTGGGTCGACGTCCTGGACGGGACCGGCGTCAGCCTATGGATGGCGATCGGGCCCGACCGGTGGGACATGCCGGTCTACGCGACCGAGCCGATCCCGTACGGGGCCGCTGTCCAGCTCCGGGGGATTGGGCGGAACGTCTGCCTCCCAACCTCTCCGTCGGGTCTCGAGGGCATGGGCGCCGGCTATCGGCAGTGGGAGCTGGCGAAGGTCGTCGGGTTCAACAACGGCGCCCCTTACGTCTCCCCGGCCACCGCGGCCTCGGGAACGTGGTTCGCGTGCGCCATGGAAGGATGGGTCTGGGCCTGGTACCCGGCGCGCAAGGGGCCGACGACGTTCACGTCCTCGGCCGGTGTCGGCACCATCTGGGACTCGCTGATCTCCTGGAACTCGAACACCACCTTCTGCTCGGGGACGACGGACGTGCGGGGCGGGCTCATGAAGGATGCCGATCAGAACACGTTGCAGGCGGGCAAGGACGCGGCGCTCGTCCTTTCACTTTACGCCTTCGTGTCGGCGACAAATTCGACAGGGCAACACGCGCTCCGATTCTGGTCGGGGGCGAGGGTCGGAACGCATTAGGAGAAGACGATGGACCTCGGATCGATGTTCGGAATCGGCGGGCAAGTCATGGGCGGGATCGCCGGGGTTGCCGGCGCCTTTGGAAACTCGACGGCGGCCGGTGACCTGCGGAAGCGTATCCGCGAGGGCGTAGGGATCGGGCAGGCCGAGGCCGTCCGTCAGGCGGGCTCCGTCCTCTCCAACCCCGGCTACGTCGGGGGCCAGGACTGGCTCCGCGGGATCTTTGGGATCGGCGGCAGCGCGGCCCAGGACAACTACCAGGCCCTCCTCGGGCAGTACGGGCCCGAGGGCAGTTTCGGGTTTGGCGTGAAGGGGTACGGGTCGAGCAACAAGGTGGTGGTGGAGAACGGCCGCCTCCAGCCCGGCGCCGACGCCGCCTGGAACCAGGCGTACCTCAAGAACCAGTTCGCGCAGGCGGGCGCCAACGTGGGCGGGGCGGGCGGGATGCTCGCCCAGACCGCGCCGGCCGGCAGCGGGGCGGCGGGCGACTGGACCAGCTCCTTCGAGGGCATGACCGGCCCGGCGGCGGCGCTCCAGGGGCGCATGGACGAACTGAACACGGCCCTCGCCGGGATGCAGTCGGCCCAGGCTCTCGGCGAGCGCGCGGCCGGCGACATCATCGTCAACAGCGCGAAGCTACTGGGAGTCGGCAGCCACCAGGCCAAGTGGTATCGGAAGACCGGGATCGACTCGATCGTCGGGCAGCTCCAGGACAAGCTGAAGGGGTACGAGGGACAGATGCAGCAGTACCGGCCGCAGCCGGCGACCCCCGCCGTGCAGCCGGCGCTGGCTCCGATTCAGGAGGCGGGCCCGTCCGCCAACGCGCAGGGCGGGATGGCGCTGGACGCCCTCGGGCAGCAGTTCGCGTCCCAGATCCGCCAGGCCCAGTCGGTCCGCGGCATGTTCAACGGGGAAGCAGGCGCCATGGCCGAGGGGTCCGGGCTCGCGGCCTTCAGGGCGAACCTCCAGATGCAACTTCTACCCGCGCTCATGCAACAGGCGCAGGGGGCCTCGACCCTGACGAACCAGTTCCTCCAGAACAACCTGAACGCCTCCGTGTTCCAACAAACCGGCGGGAAGGTGGGCTACAACCAGCCGAACTTCCAGGCCACAAACGGCGGGGTGCCGATGGCCAGCGCGCTCCAGTCCATCGCCGGAAGTGCGATGGGGGTCGGCAACATCCTCACCGGTTCCGGTGGCGGGGGCGGCGCCGGTCTCCAGGGCAACGGCATGGGCGGCATGGGCAGCCTCGGTGGTTTCGGCAGCGGGATGGATATGTCATCCATCATGTCGATGCTCGGCGGTATTATCTAAGGAACAACAATGGCTGACATCTTCGACAACAAAGCCAACATCCAGATGCTGCTGCAAGGTGCGCAGATGCTCAGTAACACAATACAGCAGCGCGCCGAGCTGGAGCTGCGCAAGCAGCAGTTCGAGGAGAACAAGCGGCAGTACGAGGAGAACCTGAAGCTCACTCGCGAGAAGAACGAGATGGAGCGCGACATCGAGACGATGAGGATCGACCAGGCCAAGGCCAAACTGGCCGAGGACCAGGCGCAGTTCGATATCGAGCAGCGCGCCAAGGCCACCCAGGAAGGGATCAAGAACAGCCAAGAAGATCAGAAGATCAAGATCGACCTGTTGAAGGCCACCGGCAAACTCGGGACCCCGACCGACGCCCTGAACGAGATGCATAAGATCGAGGAGATCGAGTCGCAGAACGCTACCCAGGTCGACAAGCTCGAGATCATGATGCCGGGCGCCGCGGCTCCCAACGTCATCAACGTCCCGGGTCGGTTCAAGGGCATGTCCAGCACCAAACTGGAGGAAATGGTCTCGAGGGAAGGAACCCTGAGCATCGCCCAGGCCCTGACCATGGCGAACCCGGATCTGAAGAATCTTCTCGGTGAGGATGGGAACGTCAAGACCATCCTCAACGTCTTCCGGGAAAAACAACTCGAGGCGATCCACAAGAACCCCCGGTACCAGCAGCTCGAGAAGCAGATCCTGTCCGGGCCCGCGGCCACCGACCTGGAGAGGTTCGGGTTCAACCCGGATGGGTCGTCGAAGCCCCTCGCGGCCGCTGTCGATCCGAGGACCGCGCCCCAGGCGTTGATCGGGGCGGCGAACCGATCCACCGAGTTCGAGGTGCGGGCCGCCAACATCAAGAAGATGGAGCCCGCGGCCCAGGAGGGGGCCGTCACCTCCCTGGCGGAGATGTTCCGCGGCAGCATTCTGGGTCTCACGAGAGAGCAGCTCTCGTCCGCCCTCGCGCCAATACTCAATCAACTGGGTACCCCTGAACTCGGGCGCAAGTTCATGATCCAGCTTCACAAGGGCAAATAGCACATGGCCGATCCTGTCGCCCCGCCCGCTCTCCCGGACTACGCCAACGACCCCGCGTTCTTGGACGAGATCGTTAAGAACAACCCTGCGCCGGACGCGGCCCCTCCTCCGCCTGTGCCGAAGGCATCCCTGCCAGACTATGCGAACGACCCGGTGCTCTTAGACGAGATCGTTAAGAACAACCCGGCCCCCAGCGCGACACCTAAGGGCGAGGTCCCGCCCCCCATCCTCGGGCGGATCGAGCACCTGAACGCCCTCCAGGCCCAGGGCAACGAGGCCATGGGCGGGCTCATGGACGCGGTGAAGCCGCTGTTCGAGGCCCCCGGGGCCGGCGATGCGGCCACCCTCGGGGAGGCGGCGGCCCGGTTGCAGAAGGCCGGGGTCGACGCCTACGACGCGATCCGGCGCCCGGGCCAGGCCACCGCCATCCTGGTGGAGGCGGACAAGGCGACCACCATGGCCATGCAGGCCCTGGGGATCGACAAGATCAGCGCCAACCCCGAGGCGGTGAACAAGGTACGGGCGGGGCTCCAGCTCGCCACCCTCCTACGGCACGCCCCGGTCACCGAGGCGGAGGCCACCCAGCTCTCCGGTCGGATCGGGCGGGAGCACCTCAAGGCGAAGATGACGGCGATCCAGATGGAACTCCAGGGGGCCCTGGCGGGGGACGCGGCGGTCAGCATCACGGTCAAGGAGAACGCCGACCGGATGCAGCAGCTCTACAACAAGACGACCCAGTGGACGGACGACGAGTGGCGGAACGTCATGCGGCTCGGGCTGGCGCACCAGATCAACGCCGAGGACCGCGTGGCCCAGAACACCTGGGAGGAGAACGCGGGCAAAGAGTACCGCCGCAACATGGCGGACGTCCTGCTCGGTGGCGGCGGCAGCCTGCACCCGAACGAGGTCCGGAGTCTGAGCCAGCTCCCGGCCCAGCGCCTGCTCGACCCGACGCACGCGGACGTCGGCCGCCAGGCGGCGACCGTCGCGGCCTTCCTCGGGCAGGGCTGGAAGCAGTCCATGATCGACGCCTACGACAACGGGCGGCTCGAGTACAACCTGAACCGCGCAGGATGGCGCACCACGCCGGATGGGGCCCCGATCCCGGGACAGTTCAGCGGGATCTCCTTCGTCGACATGATCCCGACCGACTCCCTGAAGACCCTACTCGACGAGGCGGCCGCGAACCAGCAGTCGGCCCTCACCAAGCAGATCCAGACGGAGTGGGAGAAGGACGCCTACAAGACCTGGGCGGTCTACGGCGCGGAGAAGACCCGGGAGATCCAGAAGCAGGTCGCCGACGGCAACTACCTGACCGCCCTGCGGTACTACACGTCGGTGGCCTCTCTGCGGCGCACGATCGACGACCACGAGTTGTCGTTCGACGAGCTGACCCCGTACATGAAGACGCAGATGACCCCGGGCAATCTCTTTGGGGCCGCGTTTCTGAATGCCCAGCACGAGATCGGAAAAGTGCTCCAGCGCGGCACCACCGCCGTCGACGCCGGCCTACAAAAGGTCCCGGGCGTCAACGACTGGGCCAAGACCGGTACCTACGCCTGGACCGGCAACGCCATCCTGGCCGAGACGACGAAGGGCCCCTCGCACATGATGGCGACCGTGTTCCAGGGGCTCACCCTGGCCGACGGGTTCAAGGTCGTCGGGGCGCGGCTGGCCGACGCCCTGAAGCAGTACGGGATCACCAAGGACCCGATCGAGAGGCGGCGTGTGCTGGACGCGACCGAGCTGGCGAAGGGGACGGCCCTCGAGGCCTACACGCCCAAGACGGGAGACGGCCCGCTTCCGTCCATCACGGACAAGAGCCTCCTCCACGACCTGGTCGGGATGGAAGGGGCGAGCCCCGAGCGCGTCCGGGCGGCCTTCGACATGGAGGCGCACGCCGGGGACTTCTTGCTGCGGAACGCCTTCGGGCAAGCGGTGAAAGAGGAGTCGGACCGGCAGGGGTACCTGTCGGCGCAACTCGACGGCAAGGCCCCCCGGGACTGGCTGGGCACCATCTCGGCCACCTCGAAGTCCCTCGTCGGGCAGATGCTCCTTCCGGTGGTCGACGTGGCCGCCGCCCTGGTCGACGACCCTCGCCAGGGGATCGCCTACATGATCGGGTTCGACATGCTGGGCCGCAGCGTCAGCGGGCTCGGCGCCGCCAAGACGCAGCTCGTGGATCGGATGCTCCAGGGATACGGGTTGCAGCGGAAGCTCGTCGAGATGGCGAAGTACGCCCCCGAGCACCTGACCCCGTACCGCAAGGCGATCAGCGACGAGATCCTTCGGTACGATCCGGCTCGCCCGGAGGTGACCCTGCGCAAGCTCGAGGCCGCCGGGGCCGCGATCGACCACGTCCTCGAGGACCAGAAGGCGAACAGGTTCGTGCCCGCGAAGGCGCGCGAGCTGGGGGCCACCGTCCGGAAGATCTGGGGTAACATCTCTGGGCGGCTTGACGAGTCAGCGGAGAGCATCGCGTACAAGGTCGGCTCCGAGTCGACGATCGGGAACTTCTTCCACCATGTCGACCAGGCCTGGGGCAAGCTGATCCAGCGTCCAGGGAAGTGGTTCGACTTCCTGTCCTCGCGACGGATCCTGGACGAGACCGGCCAATCGATTGACAGAATGATGCGGTCGGACACGGGGCTCTTCGTCGGACCGGACACCGACGACGTCCTTACCGGGATGCGCGACGACAGCTACCAGAAGGGGGTCGCCGAGTTCAAGACGAAGAACGGGCGCGACCCGACGATGCGCGAGATGCTGGACCTGATGCCCGAGCAGAACCGCACACTGGTCGCGGCCCTCAATGCCTCTGACCATCTGCCTCCCCCGGGCAGCTCGATCTGGGCCCGCGCCTTCTTGAAGCTGACGGGAGTGCGTCATCCGGAGCTGTTCGAGCGCGTGGTCCGTGGCGCCGAGAAAATGGTCGACGCCGCCCACCAGTACGCCGTCGGGGCCGCACAGGCGCAGAAGGAATGGCGCCCGGTCATGGCGCGGAACGACGTCATTGCCAGCACGGCGGAGTACATCTACCGCGACAGGCTGGAAAGCCGCCTCAAGCCGGCTCGGGCCGGAGCCCAGGCGTCGATCGACGCCGACATGGTTGCCTTCGGGCCGGAGCCGACCGCGACCCAGCGCGCCCTCCTGGATCTCAAGGTGCGGCAGCGCGACGAGCTGGACGCGACCATTCGGGACTACACCGAAAAGCTGACCCAGACCCAGAAGTACCGCTCCAGGTTGCGCGGCCACGACGCCACGAAACCATGGACCGAGCAGGCGGCCCCCGCGGTCCTGGAGGCCTATCGGGAGAACCCCGATCTTCTCCGCTCCGTGGTCGAGCACAACCAGCCGATGTTCGATGGGTTGACGCCGGAGACGATCGCCTTCGAGCACAGGGATCTGCCGAACTCGGTGCTGGTGGAGACACGGAAAGCCGAACTGGCCGCCGTTGACCAGCGGATCCGTGCGGCCGTAAACCGCAGGGAAGAGGCCCGGACGAGCCCGCTGGACTCGGACGCAACGACCAAGGGCCTCGGCCAGGCGGCGAAGGACGCGAAGCTGCGGAACCTGCGGCTCCGGCGGGTCAGCGAGATGCTGGACAAGCCGGCGACCGACGAGAACATCGACCTCCTGAAGGCCAACCTCAACCCCGAGTACCTGTCGGTCCTGGAAGGGATCCGGTTCAAGGGCGAGGGCCAGAAGCTGGGCGACATCCTTCGGCGCATGGATGAGTCGGTCCAGCACGCCCGCGAGGTCATGCCGGCCACCTTCGCCGAGCGTGTGACCCGCGACCTCCCGCACCACGCGGACGCCCGGAACGGGGCGCTGAACACCAAGATGCTGGACCAGGAAGAGGCGGCGGCGGCCGACCTCTACCAACAGGCTGGCCAGGGAATCAAGACCGGCGCACGCAAGTCGACGGCCTTCTACGACGCTGAGGCCGAGATCAAGTCCCTGAAAGCCGAGAGGCGCGCCGCGGTGGCCGGGCTGGACCGGGCCGAGAACCCGGCCCCGACCTACAGCCTCAACGCCGACGCGGTTCGTAAGGAGCTGGGGCCTAAGCTCCGGCACCGTGGCATCGAGACCCCGGACGAGATCGTCGCCCGCGCGAAGGCCTACCAGGAAAACCTCAAGGCCGGATCCGTCGTCGGAATGCGCGGCAACCCCTTCATGGTCGAGGCCCTCCCCTTCCTGAAGAAGGCCTCGATCCTGCACGACATGTCGGTTGGGGTGACCGCCCGGCTCAACGCGGTCACCGGTCAGCTCGAGGACCTGGCCAAGATTCACAGCCAGATGACCCCGGCCGAGCGGCAGCTCCTGGCCCGCTCCCAGAAGGCGGGCGTGCTGCCCTCCAAGCTCGTCGAGAAGTACCCGCTCCTCGACCGCGCTTTCTACGGGCGGTCCCTGGACGGCAGCCTGAAAACGATCATGAGCCGGCTCGACGACTTCTGGACCCGAGAGAAGGGCATGTTCGACTCGGTCTTCCGCGCCCTCGATCGGGCCGGAATGCTCGACAACAAGACCCTCCGCGAGTTCAAGAAGCTCGGGTACGCGCCCAAGTCCTACGGCGTTCACGAGCGCCCGGGCCTGGTCCGCGACGACGTCGTGCGCGGCCTCGGCAAGAAGGGCGGCGCCGGCCGCGGCATGGAGTCGCCGCCGCAGCTCACCGATCTTTCCGAGTTCAAGATGGAGAGGGACGCGACCCAGTACCGCGTGCGGGTTGACGAGCCCGACGCGATCGTCGACGAGTACTTCCCGAGCGTCGTCGAGGCCCACCGCTTTATCCGCCAGAACTACGGCCAGGCGATCATCGACGGGCTCGTGGAGAAGGACGGGATCTTCCGCGGCAAGACCCAGTACCGCGACAACATCTCGGTGGCGGCCCCGCTCGGGAAGGAGGGCCTCCGGAACCTGGACTACCTCGGCTCCGAGGCGGTCCCCCTGAAGCGGATCGAGCGCCTCCAGCAGATGTGGCGGGACGTCATGATGCACTCCTACGTCCAGGCCCTTGACCTCTACGGCGGCATGGTCCTCACCGACGAGGCCCGGAACGCCCTGACGCTGAAGGGCAAGAGCGGCCTCCAGGCGGCGTCCCAGTTCGTGCGGGTTCCCACCGACCAGGCTCACTTCGGGTCCATCTCCGGCAAGTGGGTTCACAAGCGCGTCTTCGCCGAGATGAACAATATGGTGAAGACGCACGAGGGCCTCAAGGGGTTTATGGCCGGGCTCCAGGAGAGCTTCAGCCACGCCAACTATCCGGTCCCCGACGAGATCGTGAACAAGGTGGCAAACGCGGGCAACGTTGTTTTCGACACAATGTCCAAGGTCGCGAAGATGACGCAGATCATCCAGTCGCCCCGGACCTGGGTCGGCAACTTCATGTTCAACGTCATCCTCGATCACATGGGGCAGTTCGGGGTCTACAACCTGAACAATGTGAAGAACCTTTGGTGGGCAATCAAGGAGACGTCTCCGCTCAACAACAAGATTGCTCACGACCCGCTCTACGTCGACGCGGTCAACAATGGCGTCCTGACCGGCACCTTCTTCGACAAGAACAACCAGTACATCCGGCGCGCCTGGCAGGATATGGTTGGGTTCGGGACGAAGGACGGGATCGCCCTGAAGGATCTCTTCAAGAAGCGTGAGGCGGTCCTGCGCAAGAGCCAGCTTGCCTCCGAGGGCAAGACCTCGGCCGCCGTCAACACGCAGGAACTCCAGAAGGAGCTGGCCTCCATCCAGGCGGCGATGGACACGCTGAACGCCGGCCTCGCCAAGCGCATGGGTCGGTTCATCGGCGGCTTCTGGCTCGACGGCGCCAACAAGCTGGGCATCCCGAACAACGGCGTCATGGACATGGCGAAGAAGTTCTACAACCAGATCGACGAGCACTTCAAGCTCGCGGCTTACAAGAACATGCTCGACTCGGGGATGCCCAAGTCCGAGGCGATCTGGCGCGTCAAGACGTTCATGCAAGACTACAGCCGGGTCCCCCAGTCCTTGCGTTCGAGCAACCCGATGCTGTCGCTCATCACGTCATTCCCGGCAGAGCTGACGCGGCTCGGAAAGAACTTCCTGACGCACTACCCGGCGCGCACCATCGGTACTCTCGGGGCCGTCAGCGCTCTCAACTTCTCGTCCATGACCTTGAGCGGGACGAACTGGGACAGGCTCGAGGCAATGGTCCACGCACGGGGGGCCCGCGGATGGGGCGAGACCGTCAAGTACTTCATGACGCACTTGATGTCGCTGGACGGGGACAACAACCTGGCCATGGATATCAACACCGGGAACTGGCTGCCCGCCGCCGACATCACGACGGCCCGCGGCGCGGTGGGGGTCGGCACCGACATGTTGATGCCGCCGGAGAAGCGAGGCCTGGGCCAGGAGATCCTGGCCGGAGCGGTGGGGTACGCCGGCCAGTTCTACCTGAACAACCCCCTCTTCAACCTTGGCACCTTGGTCGCCGGTCGAGACCAGGTTACCGGGGAGAGGATCGTTGACGAGGACGTAGATTTCCCGACCAAGGTGGGCCAGTACATGAAGGCCCTCACTCAGAACTTCGTGTCGCCCCTCTTCCCGCACATTCACGCCGGGCCCTTCAACGTCGTGGGCCGCGATGTCGAGCGAGTGGAGAAGGCCATCGAGGCGACCGCAGCGATCAACCCGGCGACCGGGCGGCCCTTCCGAGCCCCGGCCGGCGTGGCCTCGACCCTCTTGCGTACCATCTCTGGCGCCGACCCGCGTGGCGTCCCTGTTTCCTACATCGACGACTACCTTGGCACCCGGGCTCCGAACCAGAAGCGGAACGTCGCGGACGACGAGGACATCATCATCAACGAGATCAAGGAGGCCCAGCGGTTCTTCCGGAACCCGGGAGACACGCCGTCCGACCAGTCGCTGTACTCGCCATACCAGGAGCTGCGCGGCGCCTACTTCCGCATGATCCAGGAGGCCAAGGATCCGGCGGCCAAGGCGCGCGCCGAAGAGGAGTTCGTCAAGCTCGTCCACCAGCGCGCCGAGTCGGAGTTCGGCGCGGCCAAGGTGACCACAGGCCTGACCGAACGCGAGTCCCAGCAGATGGCCAACCGGATCTCCGACTACGACCCGCACGAAAGTTTCGGGCGCCTCCCGATCGACCAGCAGGCCGCGATCGTCACCAACCTCGACCGCAAGGGCGTGGCCGACAGGCACATCCTCGAGTTCATCCACCGGATGACCTGGAGCGACAACAGCATGGGCTTCAAGGGGGCCGACGACCCCGAGAAGGTCGACTCGGCCGTGAAGACCCTGGAGGAGCGGGTGGCACAGGCTGGTGCGAACCCGCGATTCAAGTACTTGCTTCAACACATGAAGAAGGAAACGCAGCCACTGACCGACCAGAAAAGAATGCTCGAAAAAATCACAGGCACGGTAAACCAACAGTCGAAGGAGGTCCGCAAACAGTTCGGCGATCGGGTCGTCGAAATCCTTATGCCAAGGAAATAACTATGATCGACGTCTGGAGCAACCTCGGTGAACTCGGCGCGGGGGCGGCCGTGGGTCTGGGAGTCTTCGTGGGATTCACCCGCGCCAGTCTACGCGAGATCAGGCTGTCTTTGTCCCGGATCGAGAGGCACAATGAAACACAGAACGGACGGTTGGCGAAGCTCGAGGTTCATTGCGCGAAGACCAACGCCATCCTGCCTGTCCTCGAAGCCGCGGTACTTGGACCCGTCATCAACCCCGGAATCAAACCCTCCGCTCTTCTACGCGGGGGAAGTTAACAACGACCTTCTGCGGGCGCTGTACACTGGCCCCCCTCGCCTTATAATCAACAGCGAGGGGGGCAGCCTGTTCGATATGTTCGCGGCGATCGACTACCTCGAAGCCAACCCGACAGAGATTGTTGCCACGGGCGTATGCTGGTCCGCCGCGGTTCCCGTTCTTGCCTCTGGTGTCCGCCGGTTCATCACCCCGCGTTGTCGGGTGATGGTTCATCCGTTGGGTCAGATTGCGGATCCTGGAAGGCGAACTGCAACTGAACTGGTTCAGGATGTGCAGGAACTAAAACGCATGAAAGCGGAGTACTGTCGGATCCTGGGGCGACGGACAAAGAGGTCAGCGAAATGGTGGGCGGGAGCGATGGAGGCGGAGACTTGGATGACTGCGCGCGAATCTCTTCGATGCGGGCTCGCCGACGAGGTGTTATGAAACCGTTCTTTGGGTTATGTACGGCACTATGGCAGTTATGGCATAACACAACACATCGTCCCATTTCCTCAATAATGTCGGCCCAAGGAATGGGACATATCCTGGGACGATTGAAAGAAAAACGCTTATCTCGTAGGTGATGCCAGCACATTCCCGCATGTGTCTCGTTATATCCACATACTGCACATCCTGCCTGGAGAGCGACCTCGTTGATAACCCTCATTTTCAATGAATAGGGGGGCCATGTGCGCCCGTGTCCAAGGATGGCATAGCCATCCCCTCGACGCCTGCTTCGCTGCCTGCTTCGCTCTTTAATGCGCTCTCGGTGCCGCTCTTGATATCGCCGCTCGGCGGCATATTTTTTATCATGGTGCTCCAGAAAATACTTCCGAGATTTAGCAAGCAATATTTCTCGGTGTTGGAGATAATATTGTTTTCGATGAATTTTTTTTAGTTGACGTTGCTCCTCGGATAGTGGCTTTCTTTTTCGCGCCCCCTCCTCCTTCTCATCACTCAAGGACCTCCCTCACTGCCCCGACCACCTGCTTGATCTCGTGGGGCAGCATTCCTGGGTAACAAGGAAGGGTGACGAGGCCCGCGGGCCGGAAGTTCCAGGCGGACGGGATGCCCCGTTCCTTGAGGCTCTCCCGAATGGCGGACACTTCCTTGGGTGCGACCATGGCCTGGAACAGGTAAGGCCGGGTGTTATGCGCGCGGTAGATGACCCCCTGGCGATCGGCCTCGGCCGCGAGGCCCCGCCACGAGTCACCGATCGTCTTGATGTAGTACGGCGCGACCTCCAACGCCTCCAGGTTGAGGGCGGCGGTGATGTCCGTCATATTGGCTTTGCGCCCCTGGAAGCGGGGCTCCTTACCCTGGCCGGCGGCCCCGGGTTCGAGCCCGCAGTACAGGCGGTAGGCGACCTCCTCGGCGATGTCGTTGCGCGGGCAGATGACGACGCCGCCCTCGGCCCCCGGGACCAGCTTCGTCGGATAGAAGCTCATGAGGTAGAAGTCCCGGCCGGGGGCCGGCAGCCAGGAGTGACAGCAGTCATGGATCTTGACGGGCTCCGGGAAGTGATCCCGCTCATCGATCTCTGAGGCCCCGCCGATGTCGGTGAAAACGTCGATGTCGGCGAAGCCGTCGGGGGCCGCCCGTCCGAGGCCGGCGTGCGTGATCGCCTGGTGCATCCCAGGCCAGGTGGCGTCGGTGATGGACACGGTCTTGGCCCCGTGGGCGCGGCAAGCGTCCAGGACGGCCTGAAAGCCCGCCGTAGCCGAGGAGGCCAGGACCACCCGGTCGGGGCTGATGCCCATGCCGATGAAGGCGGCGACCTTGTCGCGCAGCCGCTGCCCCATGGGCCCCGACGTGTACCACCCCGAGGACAAGACCTTGTCCAGGTACTTGCCCGTCAGGCGCGGCGTTTGGAACAGCTCCACTACCTCCTCCTTTCGATGTAGTCGTACAGGTTCTTCGGAAACTTCTCCCGCTCGACTGAGATGGGCCGACGATTGGACAGCGTCCAATGTATGAGCGGATGCAGCCACCCGCGGAGGGTGACCTCGTCGAACGGGCCCCACCCGTAGTCTCGGTCGTCGGCGACGTACTCGCTGTAGTTCCTCATCAACACGGGGAAGCAGTAGTGGGCTCGAAGGGCCTCGCGCACCGCCACCGCGTACTGCTCCAGCGTGCCGCTGGTCAGGTAGTGGTTGGTGATGTCACCGCGGGGCCCCCCGTCCAGGCGCCCGATGATCGCCTCGACGGCGAGGGCCAGGGGGAGGACCGGGCGCGACCGGTCAACCTGATAACGAACGAAGCCGTCCGACATGGCGTCGAAGACCAGGTTGTTCAGAAGCAGATGGCTCCTGTAGGTCGGGATGTCGTAAGGAGGCGCCGCCCCGAACAACGTCCCGAACCGCAGGATCGAAATGCGCTCGGGGAAGTCCTTGCGCCAGGACAGGTTCTCCTCGAGCATCCTCTTGCTCCTGGGGTAGGCCCCTCCGCGGTTGCCGGCGAATACCGACAGGGAGCTGGTGACGATGACCGGAAAGGTCGTGGTCGCCAGGGTGTCGTAGATCAGCTCGGTGTTGTTCCGCCGCATCTCATCGACGTGGATCCGCCCCGCGGGGTCGTGGGCGTAGGCGGCGAGCCAGACTACGGCGTCGGCCCCGCGGCGCAGGATGGCCTCGCTGATCGTCCAACCATGGTTGGCGACGATCGTGTCGGGGTGGACCGGCTGCCCGTACACCCGGGCGTCGATGCGGAGGACCTTGTCCCCGCGACTTTCCAAAGCGTGACACAAGGGGACGCCGACATAGCCCCCTGAGCCGACAACGGCAACTCTCATAGGGTTTCTCCAATTTTTCTGAGTTCTGCTACGGTAGTCTTCCAGCCGCGGGGAAGGAGCGGCCAGACCTTGTCGAAATCGGACATGGTGAAGAGGGGGCCGGCGCGGCCACGAAGTGGAGAAGGCAGGTACTCGCCGTGCCTGAGCCTGTTCCAGTGCCGCGCGAGGAAGCGCAGCGCCGTGTTGTTGTGGTTTTGCCAGGCGCCCTCGAGCGTGTCTTCGTTCCAGGAGGGGCGGAAGTCCCCGCACCAGTTCAGAATGGGCCCCGTGTCCCAGCCCTCGTCGACCTCATGGATGGTGACGCCCATCGGGAGGTCGTGTAGGAGGCTGAAGAAGGTGGGCCGCACCCCGCGGCAGACCCAGGTGAGGCCGCAGTGGACGTTGATGATGCGGTAGTGGAAGCGGTCGATCACGGCCTTGGGGATGCGGTGGCGGTAGCGGTAGGAGACGATGAACTCCGCCTCATCGAGACGCGAGTCCTGCGGATCAAGGGGGTCCCGGCACATGGCCAAGTCCTCGTCCGGGAGCGCCGCGATAAGTTGGTAGTGGGCGTCCTGGGGGCCGAGGTGGAGGACCTTCATGTCTCGTCCCTCTTCTGCCGCTGAATGTCGTAGATCGTTGGATGGTCGGGCGGCGACGGCGGCTTGTACCGATCGTCAAGCCCCGGCTTTTGCTCAAGCACCTGGGTCAGGAGGAACAACGTGCAACAGGACAGGTGTGCGAGGTGGGAGATCCCCGTCTCCTCGTCGTTGTCCTGGCCCTCGATGAAGGCGGTCAGGTGGCGGAGGGCGGCATCGTAGAGGCGGGAGTACTGGAAGCCCCCGCGCCAGTTGTGCCGCGTGTATTTCTTGGCCCCGTGGTCAAGAACCTCTGCGACCTCGACCAGAGCGCGCCACGGCAGCAGCCCGAGCGGTGGCTTGCCGCAGTCGTGCTTGACGCCGCCTCCGCTCGTTGGCGTTGTTGGACGCGCCTCCGGTAAGCGACCCTGCATGACAGCCGCCTGGTATGTCGCGAGCCGATCTGCGGTTTCCGGATCGATCGTTAAGGCCACGGTAGATCTCCTGAAGAATGGTTGTGATTGACTCGTACATGCCCCCGCCGCTCGACTCTGCGGTCGCGAGGGGCCACGCCGCCGGCCGGCTGTCGGAGTCGATCAGGAGTATGTAGACGGGGATCTCGAACAGGCGGGCCGCCCACTCGATCTCCGCGTTGACGCCGAGGCTGTCGGCCGTGCTTTCGGTCCAGACCGCGACGAGGGCGCCGCAGGTGGACATCTTCTCGAGGTCCCAGTTCTGGAGGAACCGGATCGACATGTGCTCCGGCTCCATGTTCGCTGGGTCGTAGAAGTCGACCCCCTGGGCCCGCAGCTCCGCGCGGACCGCCTCGACGACGGCCTTATCGGAACCGTTGGCCTTGGTCATCGGGTACGAAAGGTAGATGCGCACTTGACTCCTTTGGGTGTTGTGGTAGAGTGACGACGGACCCGCCTAACAGCGGTCTCCTTTGTGTGCGGCACTCGTAGCCCCGCGGTCATATTCCTTTGGTAGAGGGTTAGCCGCGGCGGCGATCGTGCCAACTGGCGGCCTTCGACCTCCCCGGTCGAGGGCCGCTTTAATTGGTGCGGGACGACGCCAGGGGAATCGGTCCCAACTAAGCGCCGTCCCGCATGGTCAGGCCACCCCGAGTTCTCAGACGGGGATCGCCGGCATCTCAGCCGGAGTCCTAACGCATCTCGACGCGCAATTGTTAGACGATGGCCTGATAAGTAGGACGCCCGGTTGCAGGGGCCGGGCGTCCCAGAAAAGAGATGAGGGAGAAGGAGAGGGAGAAAGGAGACTCAGGCAGTCGGTTTGAAAGCGATGCCGCCGACCTTCTTGCCCCCGAACTTGACGGAGGGGTCAAGGAAGGCGACGACCTTGTTGCCGATCCACTTGTCGGTGTCGGGCGAGCCGAAGATCTCGGCGATCTGCTCGTACCGCGTCTTGTTCAGAACGACCCCCCGCTTGTCCTCGATGACCCAGAGCACGGGGCTCGTGTCGTCGGACTGCGGGCTGATCTTCTCGACCCCGACCGACTTGATGGTCAGGGTGAGGGGGCCGGCCCTGAGATTGTCGGCCTTGAAGTACGACTGGTACTCGGTGCTGAAGTCAGGAATGTGTGCGGCGCTCCTCTCTTGGGTTACAGGCGTCCCTTGCGGGAGGCATCCTGCATGTTGTCCGCCTGCGTACCGATCCGAAGATGTTGCGGGTTCACGCAGAGCGGATTGTCGCACTGGTGCATGACAACCATGCCGGCAGGAATGGGACCACGGTATGCCTCATACGCTGCCCGGTGGGCTGCGACGGTGTGCCCGCCGATGTTGATGCAGCCGTACCGCCCGCCGCCACGATTCTGGGAGCCCCAACGGGCACCCATCCACTCGTGGCAGTACATACCATTCCGGAAGACAGACCGAATGGTGTGCGCGGCAAGCCGCTCCGCAACTGTTCCGTTACAACGAGGACGAATGGGTCGATCTCCTACTTGTGTGCCTCCGGCCTGGTAGGACCGGTGTTCGACTTATGTATACAATTATAGCGACGACGCCGCCGAAGTCAATGTTATTTTTCCTCCTTTTTGTTGGCGATGTTCGCCGCGGTCTTGAGGAGCGCGACCTTGCGCCCCATGGCCCTGGAAAGGGCCTCGATCGCGGCCCGGACCCCCTCCTGCGCCTCGGGCGGCAGGTTGACCCTGACGTTGAACTCCAAGGTGGCGACCGTCGCGCACAAGGCGGCGGTCACCGCCTCCGCCTCCTCGGGCCGCGGCGACTCCCGCTTGGTGACCAGGTTGTCGATGACGTACTCGGCGGCCTGGTGGGCTGCGGCGACCCCGACCCGTACAGCGTCAGAAAGCTCCAACACACGACCTCCAGTAGGGACACCACTTTTCGCAGCATAACTTGTTGGTGGGTGCAGCGAGCCGGTAGGCATCCTTGTCCGGCCCGCGGGTTTCGATGGCGCCGAACTGCTCCTGGAACCACCCGTCCCAGCGGCGCAGCTCGGCGTCGGTGAACGATGTGACGACGACACGGATGTCCTGGTTGACGTCGCGGGGGACCTCCACGAACCCCGCGTTGTTGACTCCCGCCTCCAGGCAGTACAGGGCGAGCTGCGGGGAGGTGTCGACGTCCTCCTGGCTGCGGTGCTTGCGGGCGCTGAACACCGTCTTCCAGTCGAGCACGCAGGGGACCTCGTTCTTGCCGACGATCTGGCCGTCGTCCACGACCGGGGTCCAGGCGCTGAGGACGTCGAGCTTGGCGCAGTACTTGGCCCGGTCGTTGATCTCGTTCGACCAGACCTCGACGGCAGTCTGCCTGATGTAGGGCAGGACCTGGCGCTCGACGCGCTCCAGGTTGCACCGCAGCTCCGCCAACAGCTCGGCGTCGGCGGTGGGGCAGGTCCACCCCTTCTCGAGCTTCTGAAGCTCAAGGACCTCCTCGAGGTCGACCTCGCCCTCGTTCAGGAGGACCGCGAGGGCCTCGTGGTAGAGGATCCCGATCGCCAGGTAGTGCGAAGGGGGCTCCGGCAGCCCCGCCACCCGGCGGAAGAAGAACTGGCGCTCGCAGTTCAAGAACTGGTCGAGGGCGCTGAAGGACCGCTTGACCTTCTTCACAGGCCCCCCGCCTCTCGCAGGTTGCCGGCCTTCAGCTTGCGGTCCAGCTCCGCCCGGGCCTTGGCGCGCTCGTTGGTGATGATCTGGTACTGGAGCTGGGTGTTACCCGCGCCGACGTCGCGGATGCCCTGGCCGATCGACTCGCCCAGGCTCCGGATCGCCCCGCAGATCAGGAACACCACCGACAGCAGGACCACGCACAGCGCAAAATTCCTGAATTTCATGACGAAGTTCTCGCACCTCCTTGAGAAGCAGAGCCAACAGGACAACGGGGCCACGGGAATGGCCGACAAGGCCGGCGAACTCAGCAGGCACTTCCACTGAGGGACCTCTTCGCCTGCATGACCTGGGCGATGGAGCGGAGCATCTTGGAGCGGTCGTTAAGCGAGGCGGCCCGCGCCTCCAGCTCGTAGACGTAGGCGTACACGTCGCCCGGATCGGTGGCGACGAAGACGCCCTTCTCCGTGGCAACGACCGGGGTGCCGAGGAAGTTAAGCTCGCGCAGGATCCGGCGGACGGTCGGCTGGTGGGAGATCCCGGCCTCCCGCGCAATCGAGGCCACGGACCGGCAGCCGGTGTTGAGGGCGAGACGGACGGCGTCGACTTGCTCGGGGCGAATCTTGATGTTCAAGACTTTTCCTTTCTGAGGTCGTCGTGGACCTCGAAGTGACAGTTGGCGCAGAGCACATCGCAAAGCAGAAACTCGTTCAACATTCGCGACATACTTATCCAGGTCACAGACCTGGCTGTTTTTGTACTTGGATTGCGGTGGTGAAGTTGGAGTGCCGCGGCACATTTTCTGTAACCGCATCGTTCACATCCCACCAGAATCTTCAGACGCTGGCACAGATCGCTGATCTTTCGCGATGCCTCGCGACTTCTGGTCTGACATCGCTCCCGGTGGCGTAGACGGTACCGGAGCTGAATCTCCGCCCGTGTCCAACGTTGTACGCCGTGTTTTTTGCCGAGATGGTGATTTGGGAGAGAAGATTGCACGCCATTCCTCGTCGGAGATTGAAACCTGGACGGGCACCATGAACGACTTCTTCAGATACTGGATAGGTCGACCTCCTTTCCATTCGGGTCGGTTGCGGGCCCCCACCGGGTCAGCGGCCCCTCGACCTCGACCTTTGCGAACTGGCCGACGGAGGGGCAGACCGCGCGGAAGGCGGCGAGCATGGATTCCTCCAGCACGCGCCCGGCGCCCCCCGCCTCCGATGGCGCGCTCTCCACCACGATCTCGTCATGAACCACCATGACAACAACCAGTCCAGCACGGTAACACCTCCAAACAGCTTCCTTTGTGACATCCGAGGCCAGCCCCTGGAAGCCGCAGTTCGCGGCCTCTGTGAAGCGACACTGCGCCCGGACGCGCCCGGTGGGCAGCTCGACGACCTGAGACTGCTCGGCGAGCTGCCCGATCTCCTGGATCTCGGGGTCGGGGTGGCGCTGCATGGCCTTGATGACGTTCCAGTCGGTCAGCTCGAGGGTCTCGGCCCAGCCGCGGCGGCCCTCGCCCGTCAGCCGGCGCAGGAGGGCGTCTTGTGATACCTTCAGGTCCTCCAGGTACGCAGCCACGTCGGTGAAGACCTCCAGGTACTTCTGGCGATGGTAGGCGGCCGTCGCAACCGTCCAGTCGAGGCCCCAGGTCTGGGCGGCGTAGTCGCGCAGCTTGCGGGCGCCGAGGCCCCCGGGGACCCCGAAGTTCAGGGCCTTCAGGGCCTGGCGCTCCTCCTTGGTGACCTCCGCGGCCGGCTTCCCGAACATCATCGAGGCGGCGAACCGGTGGAGGTCGACCCCGGAGGAGATCATGGCGTAGAGCGGCCCCTGGCCCAGGTGCTTGACCTCGAGGATCTCGGCGAGGGTGAGCATCTCCTGGGCGCTGTAGTCGCCCTTCACGAACACCTTGCCGACGCGGGGGAGGAACAGGGCCCGGATCCCGTACTTCCTCTTCGGGATGTTTTGCAGGTTGGGCGACGACGCGCTCATGCGCCCCGACCGGGCCCCGATGATGTGCCACCGCGGGAAGACCTCCGGGGTGCGCGAGTAGAGGGACAGGTAGGTCGTCAGGATCTTCTTACCCTTCTCGTGCTCGAGCCACCGCCGGAGGATCGGGGGGGCCTCGGCCGGCAGGTGCTCGGCCCAGTAGTCGTACTCCAGGCTGATGGCCTGGTTGGCGCGCAGCGGCGTCTCCTTGTCGGCAAAGGGCCGGAGGGCCTCCTGGATCTCCGCGGTGTTGAGGCTGAATACTCCCTTGGCCCAGGACAACTTCGACATCTTCTTGAAGTGCCGGTACTTGAAGACCAGCTTGGACTTAGGATCCCAGGTCCAGGCGGTGGGCCCGGTCCGCGGGCAGGGGGGCTCAATCTTCGGCTCCCCGACAGCCATGTCCTTCTCCCACCGCCCGAGGCCCCCCGCGACCAGCTCGTGGCGCAGGGGGTCCAACCACGACTCCACCTGGCGCTGGAGCTTGGCGGCGAGGGCCCAGTCGACCACGACCCCGCGCTCGTCGAGGGGCCGGAGGGCCAGGGCCGCCCGCACCTGGATCGGCTCCGACAGCCAGTTCCGGCGCCCGTCCTTCTCGAGGCGGGCCTTCAGCTCCAGGAACACCTTGTAGGTGGCCACAGCGTCCTGGGCGGCGTAGAACCGGAACTCCTCGGGCAGCTCCGCGATCGGGCGCCCCTTGAACTGACCGAACCCCAGCCGGATGTGGTCGTCCTTCGCCAGGTGCTGCCCCAGGTAGCTGAAGGCCAGGTCCGCGAGGCGCCGCGACTTGACCTCCTCGCGGGACCAGACCTTGGTCTCGGGGTTGAACTTGGGCCGGTCGTAACGCCCCACCGACAGCCCGTACAGGACGTCGAGGAGCATGGTGTCGTGCAAGCGGCCCTCCTCGGCGGCCTTGTCAAAGACCTCCCGCATGTGCGGGGCGAACTTGCACACGACCGCGTAGTCGAACGGGAGGTTGTGGCCGACCAGATGGTGGTCGGGGCCCCCCTCGAGCCAGTCCTCGAGCTGCGCGGCCAGGAGGGCCGGGTTGACGACGCGCCCGTCCTCAAAGCCCTCGCCCGCGATGGAGCCGAGGACGATGTCGGGGGTGACGAAGGGGCCGGTGTTGACGACTGCCCGGCCGCTGTTGGGCGCCACTTGGGTGCGGGCCGCAATCAGCGCGGTTTCCGTATCCCACGCCAGAATCTTCACTTAGCACCTTCCTTCTTCAGCGTCGGACAGGTGCGGCCCGCCCCGTGTACGAGCGCGTGTGAAATCACGGACCGCCACGACAGCGACCACTGCTCCGACCGGTGGTTCAGGCGATGGATGCGGACGCCGAAGACGCCCAGCTCCAGGACCCACTGAGCATCTGCGATCGCCCTATCGCTGGACTTGATCTTGATGACGCGCCGCAGGACCTTGTTCTCGGGAAAGGCTTTCATATTTCGGTCACCATCCATGCCGCCGCGATCCCCAACAGTAGACTCAGAAGCACCGCCTGAAAAACTGCGGCGAAAACCTCGGGCCATTTGATATTTGTCATGGGATGAACACGTCTCCTTCTCTGCCCCCGGACTCGATGATTTCGTAAACGCACTCAAGACAGATAGGCACCGCCCGCTCGTCCTCGTGCAGCTTGCGGCGCGTCGGCCAGACCATCAGGAACCGCTGTTCGCAGCGTTCACACCGGCGGACCTGGCGGATCCCGACCTCGGACGTGGTCGGCAGGCTGACCAGGTCTCCGATGTGCGGCCCCGACCGGTCGAGGCCCTCCTCGTGGTAGCGGAGGGACCGGCGGGGGCGCCTCATATCGGCCTCCAGGCGCCGTCGATGATGCCCTCGACGCGCAGGTGCTCCGCCGCCATCATGCGGTCGACCTTCTGCTCCAGCGTCTCACCCTCGTCGATCTCGAAGACGCGGCGCGTCCACCAGATCTTGAACTTGGGGTGTTCGAGGAGCCGGTGAAGGGCCGCGGAAAGGTTGGCCTTCTGCTCCCGCCGCTCCTGGGCCGTGACCATGGCCCCCGAGGCGCGGTGGATGATGCGGCAGGCGTTCCGTGTCTTGTTCTTCTTCTGGCCCCCGGGCCCGTGGCTGGTGTACCAGGAGATATCGAGGTCCTTCTTGGTGACCGAGAAGAGGATCTGCTTGGTCATAAAATCCTCCGGCCGGCGGGGTTCGGACCCGCGTCTCCGTCTTGTGAGGGGGCGCCCTCCTCTACGACGGTGTCCTGGCCTTTAGACGACGGACTTAGTCCCGTCGCTCCGTCGAGCGGCGAGTCCGGAGAATTTCTTTTCCATAACCCGAGGGCGGTCCCCAGCCCCCCTCCGACAGCGAAGGCGAGCAGGCCGGGGACCGTGCGCGCCTCGATCACCATCCAGGTCGACCCCATGGTGATGACGTTGAAGACGATGGCGTAGGCGACTGCGGGGGGGCCCCGGCGCTGACTTACAGCCGACACCGTCCTCGTCCAGAGGAAGTCGACGATGATCCCGAGGCCAAAGAGGAGCGGGACCACGCCTACTCCTCCTTGTCGTCGTCCGGGTCGTTGACCACGTCCTCGAACAGACTGACGCGCCCCATTTCCTCGTGCTCGATGGCGGTCAACGCCTCCTCGCGGTGGACGTCCTCCTCAAGGACAACGTCCAGAACGCGGCGCCGCTCGGCCGACGAAAGATTGGGAAAACGATGGGCGTGCATGTTGGTCTCCTTGTGCTGGGAGGCCCTGGTAGAGGCCTCAACCGATGTATACTATTATAGCGACGACGGGCGAGAAGTCAATGTTATTTTACGAACTGGACGCTGACGACCTGTTGGTTCAGGTGACTATCATGGCTGACCACAACCATGAAGGTCTTCTTGTCGATCTGGTGCTTCTGCCCCTTCAGCGTCGTCTCCAGCCATTCATGCAAGAAGAATGCCAGGCCCCGATCGGTGCGGCCCTCGGCCGACAACATGTCACGCAGCTCCGTAACACGCGAGCTTGTCATGATCTTCGCCACGAGGGCTGGCATTGGCGCCGTCCCTTGAAACTCGTCCATCATAAGGTTGTAAAGTTCGGTGACCACAGCGTCGGCGGTCTGTACCATTTCTGGATGGTAGTTCGCCACCAGGCCCATGGCCCCCGCCGCCGCGACCGCAATACGCTCGAAATCGTAGAAGCGCGTGCCGAGCGCCGACTCTTGCGTCAAGTCGGGCAGCTCGACCGCCCGCAAGATCGCCAGGGCCTCCGCCATGATGGCGAGCCGGTGGGCCCGCGCCCACTTGGCCGGGTTCGGGTCGATCATGCGGTGGTTCGCGGCTCCGAACGGGCGCCGGAGGCTGACCCGCACGATGCTGTCGGCGAGGTCGCGCTCGACACGGGCCCCGTTCATGGTGAAGACGGCGATGGGGTCGCACAACGGGGCGCCGGTCTTGTAGAGGGTGCGGATGCCAGGACACCTCGAGTTCGTGAGGATCTTGATAATGGACGCCCGGATCTGCTTGGTCTGGCCCCGCTTCGGGCGCACGTTGTCGATCAGGATGAAGTTCGGCCCGGTCTTCTCGCAGTACTTGCCGAGCCTGGTCTCGACGTCCTGCTCGCCCCCCGCGTACCCGATTGGCTCCGGGGTCTCACCCATGAGCAGCTCGCCGATTGCGGTGGCGGTCTTCGTTTTTCCAGAACTCTTGTCCTCGGCATCAAGTAGGAGAACGGGATAGTCGTCCAGAGCTGTACGCGCGAACGACGCCAGGAGGTAGCCGTACAGGTTGGCATGATAGAGCGGATCCGCAAAGAGTAGACCAGAGAACAACTTTTGAAGGAACGGAAAGCCCGGATCCGGCTCCGGCAGCGTCGGCAGGCCCGGCTCGACGGTCAGGACCCGGTCCTCCGCGTCGTAGCCGATGGCCCGCGGCAAGAGGCGCCGCCCGTCGGGGCTGAATTTGAACGCGGGGCCCCTCACCACAGACGACACCTTCGGCAACAACGCCAAGGCGTCGTGCATGTCGGCGAGCCGGTTGATCGCCCCCAGATATGGCCCCCGGTGGGGGATCGCGACGGGGGTCCCGTTCTGCACGAGGGAGATGAGGTCCGCCGTAATCAGCGCCATGCCGATCTCGGCGTGCTTGGGGATCGAGAAGTCGGTCTTCTCCGGCAACAGCAGCTCACCGCCCTTCGATCGATAGGCTCGGCCGGACTGCGCAAGGTGGGCGGCGAGGTCCAGAAGGGTGGCCCCGGCGGCCTCGTTCAAACCGGTGGTAGTGACAATTTTTGTCAAAGTGGCTCCTTTTTTGTTCGATGGCCTCGAAATCATTCGACTTAAGTCATGCGGAACCCCCCCCGGGGTCTCTCCCCCTCTCTCTTTATATTCTTATATATATATTTTTCTTCAGACTAAGGGAAAGGGTGAGTGGTTCCGCAATACAGTACACTAAGTGACCCCAGGAGTTGGGGGCTCCGCCAGGTCGAGAATCAGGGTCTCGCCGCGTTGCCCGGCGTCACGGACGGACTCGAGCGCGCCCCCCGCTTCCAAGGCCGCGCGTAGCAAAACCGTGGCGCGAGCGCCCAGATCGAGGTCAAACATCAGGGCGAACTGAGCGATGGCGGCCCGGGGCTTGCAAAGCACGTAGTCGTTTGGGCCCGTGACCAGAAACAGTTCCGGGCCGTTGTAGTAACGAAAGACTCGACCGGTCTTTAGGAGTTTGGCGTACGTGTCGCGCGCCCAGGCTCCTCCTGGTTCCCCGTGGTCAAACAGGGAAAACTCCGGGGTGACCGAGGTGGCCAGACGCGCGGCGAGCTTCGGACCAAAAACGACGGGCATAGAACCTCCGTAAAGTAAAGGGGTTGGAAAGGCCGCAGGCCGGCGAAGTGTCGGCCTGCGGCAGGTATCCTGGTGGTGGCGGCCATCAAGGTGCGGTGTGTGCGGCGTCAGAGAGATGCCCCAGGACCACAAAGTATAGCCCCGGGAGGTAAAAGAGACTACCAGGCAAACAGCGTGCCTGCCGCAAGTCCCATCGGGTGGGCCCTTCGGTAGTTTAGGTGTACCGGGGCGGGGCTTTCTGTCCAGTTCCTGTACAGGTTTGCTGGACAAAAGGGGGCTTACGAATCTTGTCCTCCTTGGTTGTGCTTTGTTTATACAGGAAAGGCCCTGGCAGCCTCAGGAGCCGCGCCGAGGGTGCCGGGGGCCACCGATCGCGCCGCAACGCAGCCCTGAGGCGCCTGGCGATCCTGGGATGAAGCTACCGCTTCGATCGCTTCGCGCAGGTCGTCGCCCGCCGTGATGTCGTAGCGGTTGAACACCGCCTCGGTCTTGTGTCCGCTGATCGCCATGGCCACCTTACGACTGACGCCTGCGCGAATTAGGTTGCGCACGCCTGTCCGCCTGAGGTCGTGGAACAGGCGCCCCGGGCAGCCCGCGCTTCGACAGGCGCGCGCCCAGGTGACGCGGAAGGTGGCCATGCGCTTGCCTTTACGCCCAAAGATAAACTCTGGGTTCACATCCTTGCGCTTCAGGCGGCGCTCGAGGATCGCCAGGAGCGGGCCCACCACGGGCAGGGCGCGGCCTTCGCCGGTCTTCGCTTCGCTTTCGTGGAGGCGGAGGAGCCCCTCGTCGGGGCTGTAGTCCAGCCACCGGAGGCCGGCCGCTTCGCCCCTCCTCATGCCCGTCCAGTACGCCCACTCGACGAAGTCGCGAACGTCGTCGTCGCGCAAGGCTGCCAAAATGGCATCCGCCTCGTCCCTGGTGAAGAACCCCCGGCGCGCGTTCTCCTCTTTCAGGCAGGGGAAGGCGGGCACCCATGCGCTTCGCCCCTCGGCCACGGCCAGGCGCATGGCCCGGCGGAGGGCGGCCAGCTCGCGGTTGATCGTCGCCGGGGCCTTGCCTTGCGCTTGGCGGGCCCGCACGTAGGCGCGCAGGGCCTCCGTGGTCACGTCCACCAGCCGCCGGGGGCCGAAGGCTTCGCGCACAGGGGCCACGTGCCCTGTGGTCTGCCGTAGGCTTCGCCGGCCGGCAATGCGCTGGTCCTCGAGGAAGGCCGCGAGGGCCTCGCTCACCGTGAGCTTCGGCGCCAGGTGGGGCGCGCGGCCTCCCCGGGCCTCTGTGAGCCGCTGCGCGAGGAGGGCGCGGGCTTCGCTCTGTCGGTCGGTCCGGGCGCTTTCGCGGTGCTCGTGACCGCCGACCGAGTAGCGGATCCAAAGGACCGCTCCCCGCTTGTAGATCGAGCCGTTGCCAGTCATGAGGGGATTTTACAAATGAAGGAGCCGGACCACAAGGCCCGGCTCCTGGGGTAGGGTAGTGGATTTCAGTTTATAGGGTAGGTCGGAAGGGGCTGATCGTAGGGAATGGGCGCCTTCGCCTTCGGGCGGGGCCAGCAATCGGGCACCTGGCCACGGAGGAGGTCCTCATAGCCGTCGACCAGGGCGAGCTGCGCAAGGCCGTTCAGGCGGTTCGCGTGGACGCGCGTGAGGCCTTGTAGGGCCGTCCATACCGTCATGGCGCAATATGGCCCAACGTCTTTCCAGTGATAGCCCCAGCTTTCCTCGGCCGCACGGGCGCCCAGCTTCGGGTGTAGCTCGCGCACCCTGTTCAGAATCGGCGCCCCGCCAGGCACGCCGCGAAGGCTTTCGATTCGCTCCCTCATGATGCGCCCCTGATCGCGAACCATGTCCGCCGCAACCCAGGGCTCTTCCAAGAACCGGTCGATTGACGGGTCGGTGTGACGGAACCGGAGCGGGGCGCCCATAAACTGGTTGGCGCATTCCATGCGGAGGGCCCCCGCCATGACCTGAAAGGCCGCGCGGCCTCTATTGTCGAGGAGAAATTTGACGAAGTCGTGGTATTCGCCGCCGGACGCTTCGCCTGGATAGCGCGCCGTCAAGGCGCAAAGGAAGGGGCTGCGCGCATGGGTCCTGGCGTCCATGAGCTTCGACGAGAGCTGAATGTCCTGGAACCCGTGCGCTTCAAGCTTGCGCGCAATGGTGTCCGGGTCCGATACCCTGTACTGCCTTGACGCAAGGTGGGGCACCCCTTCCTTGTTTCGGTAAACAAGCGCTTCGCCTGTCGGGAGGACAGCCAAGCGGGACCGGTCCGTTAAGACCGAGTAGGCGACAATGTCTTGCATTGCGCTTCTCCATTGTGTGTTGGTGGAAAGATAGGACCGACCGGACCATCCGGCCGGTCCTACGATCCAGGTACTATCAAATTGTGTGCCGGTGTACGAAGGGGGTGTCCGCGTGGCGCGCCGTGCCCTTCGCCTTTAAGCCAACAACAGTTCCGGGAGGATCCCGGAACCGGACGTCCGATAGGTCGCCGTCGACAATCGGGAAACCGTTCCAAGTTTTGGACACGTCAACCTTGTCGAAGACCACGGCAACGTGTCCAAA